TCATGTCCGGATCTCCGTGCCCCGCCCCGGAGCGAGCAGGCCGGCCGCTTCCATTTGCTGCAGGCCGGCCACTGTGCGGGGATCATCGAGGTTGATTTCCTGTGCCGCAGCCAGGCGATCGAGCCAGACGCGGACGGCTGGCGATGTCATGCCGGCCGCCGTGATGCCGAGTTCCTCCTCGGCTGTGAGCCGATCGCGGAACTGCAGCACGGTCAGCACGCGCGGGGGAGGGACGACGGGCTCCTCGAAGGGCTCTGGCACGCCCCCCTCCGTCAGCCATGCCTCGAACGCAGCGCGGTCCCGGTTTTGCGGATCGGCTGGAATGACGGCGCCATCAGCCAGGCGCACGACCAGATCGCTTTTGGTGAGACGGTAAGCCATGTTCAGAGCTCCGCATCCGCTGTCCATGTGAGCGTGACGGCGCTGTTGCCGGCCGCGCTGTTTCGAACATCGAAGTAGAAATCGGCCGGCCCGATCTGAAACGCCGCCGCCGAGAAGATGTTCAACAGGCCCGTTCCGCCGCTCAAGACGGTCGGCGTGACGCGCTTCCGAACCATGTGGATCGGGAAATACTGGATCGTCCCGTTCGTGTAGGCCGGGTAGCCGCAGACCGAGATCCCCGTCTCGAAATACCGCTGACAGAGCAGCGTCTCGAGCGCGATCGGCCGTCGCTCGAAGGGCGTGGCGATCGGCCCTGGCTCGAGCTGCGGCACGCTGAAGGTGCCGGCCGAAAACCGCACCGCCACATCATTGCCTGCGCCCCCGAGCAGGGTGACTGGCGTCCCCTTGGCAACCGCCGACCCCCCGACCGTGCAAGCGGCCGAGCCGGTCCAGTTGATGGTGTAGACCCCGCCGACCAGGCCGAGCCCCTCGATCACCTGCTCAACGCCGCCCGACGGCGCGGTCACCGTGCGGATGCCGCCGCTATCCGCCCACGAGATGGCTTGGCCCGACACCACCACGCGCCAGCGGTCGAGCGTATAGGTATTGGCCGCGCCGACTGTGGCGCCGCTGGCCCATGAGCGCTGGTTTACCAGTGGGTTGCCGTTGATGATGAGGTTGCGCAGACCCGCGAAGGGACCGGAGCGGAGCAGGGTCTGCTCCTCGGCCGGCACCTCATTCCACGCGGTGCATGCCGTGCTGAAGGTCTCACCCCCGGTCCCACCGAGGCGGCGGTTCCAGAGGATCTGGCTGATGGTGGCTGTTTCGGGCGTGGTGGCGTTGATGGTCCAGACGCCCGCGATCGTGCGGTCCGCGCCATCGCTCAAGAAGAAGTACGCCGTGGCGCTCCCGCCAAAGGCACCGAGCCAGGACGAGAAGCCAACAGGGGGCGCGCCTAGCGTGATGGTGCTGCCGACATTGACAGCGCCGGGTGCGGGCAGGGCGCACTTCACGAAGTTGCGGAGCATGCGTCAGAGCCTTTCCGAGATAGAGGCCGACCAGACGCGAAAACGCCCGGTTGTGCCGACAAAGCCAAGCCGGCCAGGGGCGAGCAGGCCGAACACGGCCTCGGCGCTCGCCCGCTCATCGCCCTGCGAGGGAACAAACAGGATGTTTCGCCCTGCGGCGGCGGCCGCCTCGAGGCCCGCGAGCCAGGCGAGATCCCCTTGGCGCACCGCCGGCAGGCGAAACTGCCAGCCGCGGGCTCGGGAGAGCGGATCCACCATCACCTGTCCAGCGCGGGCGGTGGCATCGGCGCGGCGCACCTCCGGCCCTGCGTTGGCATCCGGCGAGATCGCGACATCGACCAGTGGCCCGGCATAGGCCAGCGGCAGGTTGAGAAAGCGATCGGGATTGGCCGGATCTGAGAGATCGATCCGGATGAGCATGCCGCTGGTGGCTGATGGCATGATGTGCAGCGCCTGGCCGACACCCAACGCCACGCTCGCCGAGACGATCCCGCTGTCATAGACCGGCGCCGGCACGGTTGAGGCTGCCGCCCAGATCCGCACGCGCAGCGTGGCGCCTGGCGTCAGATTGGTGCGGCAGAGTGCCACCCCCTGCCAGATCCCCGCCGACGGGAGCGTCACTTGCAGCCAGGCATCGGTTGTGCCGGCCACGGTCTGCCAGGCCTCAGCGGCCGAGCCGCGCGCACTGATCCGCAGCAGCTCGGGCCCGAGGCCATCCACCGCGGACGAGGCCGCCAGCGCTGCGCCATCGAGCTCGATCGCGTTCTGCCATCCGAGATAGGCCATGGAGCGCCCCTAAACGAGGATGAGGAGGGAGCCGTCTGGCTCGCCCGCTCGGGTGCCATCGCCCACCACCTGGCCGAGTGCACCGGATCGGAGACCGTCGATGGGCCATTGGAGCCAGACCACATCGCCGATCTCACGCAGCAGCACCGAGGTCGCCGGCAGCTCCACGCGCCATAGCTGCCGCGGCACGCCCCAGAGAGCGCCGATTGCCTGCGCCAGGTTTTGTGCGTCAGCCTGCTGGAGGAGTGCTGTCTCCAGCAGATCCGGCCGCGAGGCTTGGGCGTAGCGCGATAGGTTGCCGGCATCCGCCCAAGCGGCGGCGCGATAGGGCCGCACCAGGCGCTCCCGCTCGGCAGCGCTTACCGTGGCTTTCGGTGTGGTGATGGTGGTGTGCGTGCGCCCGTAGCCGACCGACCAGGCTGCAGCCGGTGGGACAAGCGGCGCATCGAGCGGGACCGGCTGCATGGCGCTCGCCAGGCTGTCATCGATCCGCACCGCCGGCACGGCGCCGGCTGGCAGAGCCCGCAGCGGCCAGAGGCGCAGCCCGCCCGCGCGGGACGCCACCAGCTGTGCCCCCAGGCCAGCCAGGAGCGGCCGCACGGCCTCTTGCGCGGTCTCGGCACCGGACCAGGCCCAGCCGCCCGCATAGGGCGCCACCCCCGCCGCAGCGAGCACCGAGCCCTCATCCAAGAGGCCGCCCGGCAGGCCAAGATGCGCCATCAGCAAATCGCGCAACACGGTTCCGAGAAGCGGCCCGCTGCCGCCGGCGCCGTCTACCGTCACTGTGCCGGCCGGATCCGAGCCAAGCCGAAACATCCCCTGGGCGTTGCTGCGGATGTAGCTGCCGGCGGCCGGCGCGGCGGCGGCAAAGACATCCGCCACATCCCCGCCAAAGCTGTAGACCGGCGCGCCGTCCTCATAGACCTGCACCAGGGAGCCGGCGCCATCCGTCCAGCGGTAGATCCGCGCGGCGGCATTCACCAGCACGGCCGGAATGGAGCGAACCGGCGCGCTGATCGTGCCGCCCCGCACGATGGGGAATGGCACTCCGGCGAGCTCCGCTGGCCCCTCGGCGCCGCCCGTGCCGAGAAAGCGCCGGATCCCGATCGGCGCCTCGAGCCAGGCCGTTGGATCGCGCAGCGGGATCTCTGCCCCATCCTCGCGGGCCTGCCAGATGCCGGCCAGACCGGAGAAGGCTGCCACCAGGCGTGCGCTTGGCGGATCTGTGACCAGGCCCCGCGCCGGGTCCCAGCCCTGCAGGCCGGCGCGGATCCGCACGCGCCGCTGCGCTGTGTCCCGGTCTGCCAAGCTCACGCCCGGCAGCAGGCCTGGCGCGGCCAGGCGCACCGAACCCCAGGCATAGGACCCGGCGCCACCCGGCTGCAGCGCCACGCGCCGCTCGATGTCGGGCCCGGCGATGAGCAGCGGCGGATAGGGCACCACGCCGCCCACGTCGTCCTCGCGGCTGCGCCAGCCGCGGTCGCTCACGCGGATCACACTAGCTCCAGCCGGTGGCGCAAAGGCTGGCGGTTCGGTGCCGTGTGCATCCTCCCCGCGAGCGCGGCCCGCCCGTGCCCCGCTGCTGCCAGGCAGCGCCGCCTCGATCTCGGCCAACCAGACCAGGCCGCCGCCCCGGCGCGGATCGAAGGCATCGGCCGGTAGGCCCGCCAGCGTGGATCCGGCCGGCACGTCGAGCCGCGGCTCAACGCCGCGCGCATCCGTGCCCCAGCTCATGCGGCGGGCCTGGCCATCAGCATGTTGAGATCGGCGCGCAGCAGCGCATTCTCGCGCCGCAGTGCGGCCAGGGCATCCACGATCCGATCCGTATTGGCGCGCGCATTCTCCGCGAAGAAGCTCTGCGTGAGCGCATCGGCGCCGAGGTTGCTGATGGAGCTGATGCGTTGCTCGATCAGGCGCAGTGCGTCGGCGAAGCCCTGGCCCCCGCCATAGACCTCACGCGCGGCCTGCCGATAGCTCTCGGCTGCGCCCTGCAGGCCGGAGATGGAGGAGGCGTCGCCGGCGGCCGCCGCGCCAAATACGGCGTCAAACTGCCGCTGTGAGGCGGCAAGGCGATCGAGTGCGGTGCCGGCGCCCGCGTTGGTGGTGCTGAGCGAGGCGGCATAGCTACGCAGGCTGGTGATCACGCCGAGCGCCGAGCTCGCGCCTTGCTCGCGCTCGGCGGCTGTCTGCGCGCGGCGAGAGGATGCATCCGCGGCGGAGGCTCCGGCGCGTGCCCTCTCTGCCTCCTCGAGCCGCTTGCGTGCCTCCTCGGCTTGCACCTCCGAGAGCGTGGCCACCCAGCGCGCCGCCTCCTCGCTGGAGACGCCGATGCCAAGGAGCTGCGCCTCGAGCTTGCGCAACTCATCTGCCGCGCTGAGGGCCGCCTGCCGCGCCGCGATGCTGGCGGCCGCCTCCTCATTGCCGAAGGCCGCCGCCGCCCGCGCCTCGATGCCAAGCGCGATCTGCGCGGCCGTGAGGTTGCGGGTGTAGGCCAGATCTGCGGCTTGCTTGGAGGCCTCGGCACCTTGGATCTCGGAGAGCTGTTGCACCGAGGCGGCCACCTCCTCGGAGGAGAGGCCGAGATCGATCATGCGCTGCCGGAGCTGCTCCAGCTCCTCGCTCGCTGCCCGCGCGGCCTGGCGTGCCGCAATCGTATCGGAGAGCTGCACCACATTGCCGCCGCCCAGGCCGGCGGCCGCCGCGCGGCCCGCGAGCGTATCGCGCAGCGTGTCCACCTGAGCATCTCGCGCCGCCTGCGCCTTTGCGACCGCCTCGGCGCGGTTGGCCGCCAAGGCCTCCTCGGCCAGGCCAAGCTCGCGCGCCTTGGCGATCGCCGCATCATAGGGCTGCGCGATGGCCTCGAGCTGCTTGGTGAAGGCGCTGGTCTGGTCGGCCGTTTTGCTCAGCGCCTTATAGGCGCCCTCGAAGAACTCGAGGTTCTGGCTCAGCCGCTCCAGGCTGTCGCCGCTTGCGGCTGCAATGCCGGCATAGGGGCCGGCGAGCACGCCTTGGCCGCGAAACTCGTTGAGCACCATGCGCGCGGCGGCTTCCGAGAGCTGCTTGGCGCCATCCGCGTCGTTCGCGAATTGCCCTTTCTGGCCATTCACATCGAGGTAGAGGAGGGAGTTGGTGGTGCCGACCGCGATATCACCGCCGATGCGCGCTCCGCCCAGTCGATCGCCGATCTCGCGCGCGAGATTCGCGATGCCCTCAACCGCACTGCTCGAATTGTCCCGATTGGCTTGGGAGAACCGCTTACCGCCCAGGCCCTCGAAGCTCTCCGCGCCGCTGTTCAGGTTGATGCGGGCGAGCTGGCCCTGGCCGGAAGGCTTGGCCCCCGGCGCCAGCGCGCCGGCGATCGCCAGAACGGCGCCGATGCCGAGGCCGATCGGCCCCAGCGCGCCCAGAGCGGGCAAAAGCCCTGCAGCGGAGCCCAGCATGGCGAGGCCCGTGACGGCGCTGACCGCGCCCCCGGCAGCGCTGGTGTAGCCGCCGATCCCGCCGCGCTGGAGGCCGGAATAGACGCCGTAGGCGCCGCCCGCGACGGCAAGGCCAGGGCCGATCAGCTGGCCCAGCGTCGCGCCGCCGCCGCTTGCCGCAACGGCTGAGGGCGTGGCGGGGCCATACACACCCTGGCCCATATAAGCCAAGGCGTTGTTGGTCGCGCCCGACCCGAAGATCTGGGTGTTCAGGACGCTATCCAGGCCGCCCCATCCCGTGCCGATGGCGTTGCCGCCTGGGAAGAAGCCGCCCAACCCGCCCGGGCTCGTCAGGCCATTGTAGGCTGTCCGCAGGGTGCTGAAGCTGCCCAGGTCCGCGGCGCCGATGCCAGCGCCGCCACCTGCGGTCGTCGCCGCCTGCGCTGTGCCGCCGGCGAACAGGCCGCTCAGGTTGCCCGACCCAAGCTGCCCCAGGCCGAGGCCCTGCACGATGGGTGCCACGATGGGGCGGATGATGGCCTGGGCCGCGATGCTGGCGAAGGTGGAGATGGCCGCGCGACGGAAGCTCTCCATCAGCCCGCGAAAGCCGTTGCCCGTGCCCTCGAAGGCCCGCGCGAAGGCGTCCCCAAAGAAGGAGGTGATCCGATCGGTGGTGCGGGTGTTCTCCTGCTCGATGCGGCGGGAGGCCTCCTGAGCGGCTTTCACGGCCGGGTCGGCGGCTGCGACGGCGCGGTTATAGGTCTCCTGGGAGATGGCGCCGGCGGCCAGCAGGTTGTTCAGGTTGGCGAGGGTTTCGGCGTATTTCTCGGCCTCGGTACGAACGGAGGCGGTGACGGCCTCACCATCCCGCATGAGCGACTGACGATCCCGCTCCATGTCAGCGACGGCTTGGCCCACGGCGGCCAGATCCTCGTCGGTCGTGAGCCGCCCGCGCGCTGCTTGCTCCAAGGCTTTCAGCCCATCGGCCAGTTCCTCATTGGCAAGACGGCGCAGCCGCGCCGCCTCGATCGCATTGGTCGTGCCATTCGCCAGCCCGGCGTCGATGGCCTTGATGCGATCGGCATGGTCCGTACGCAGCTTGCGCTCCCGGTCGAGAGCGTCGCGGGTTTCGTTGAAGGCGGTGGTCTGCGCCGCGCGGGCGGCCTCCTGGCGACGCGCATAGGCGGTCGCCTCCTCGGCCTGGCGCACATCATCGGTCTGCTGGTGCGCCTGGTTGCGCCGATCCAGCGCCGCCGCGATGACACGGTTCTCGGCCTCGTAGGCGGCCTGCAATTCGGCGAGCCGCGTCTCGCGGTCCTGTGCCGAGGCGGCGGTCTCCTGCAGACCGCGGGAGATGCTGCCGCGGCGGGAGGTAGGGGCCGCGCCCGTGCGCAGCCGCTCCATCTCAGCGACCAGTTCGGCCTGCCGTCTCTGCGCCTCGGAGACGTCAAACTCGGCCTGTTCGGCGGGAGAGCGCGGGCCAATGCCGCGGCTGACATTGCTGACCGCGCCCGCTGCGGCCTGGGCTGCGCGGGCGATCGCCTGGGAGAGACCCAGTGCCTGGTCGAGCTTGCCCACGAACTCGACCATGGCCTGGCCGAGCATGCCAAAGGCGCGACCCATCGTGGGGGTGAGCTCGGTGAACTGCTTGTTGATCTGCTCGCCCGCGCGCAGCAGCGCCTGGAAGACGCGGTCGGAGGTGAGCTGGCCCTCGCTGCCCATGCTGCGCAGCTGGCCCACGCTGACGCCGAGCTCACGCGCCAGCGCCTCGGCCAGGGTGGGCATGTTCTCCAGGATGGAGCGCAGCTCATCGCCCTGGAGCTGGCCCGAGGCCAGCGCCTGGCCCAGCTGCTGCACGCCGGCGGCGGCCTCCTGGGTGGAGGCGCCGGAGATCAGGCCTGCCTGCTGGATGGTGCGGGTGAGCTGCAGCACCTCGCCATTGGTGGCGCCGATGGCGCGGGCGGCCACCGAGAAGCGGACGAAGGCGCCGGCGCTCTCGGAGATGGAGGCGCCGGTCTGCTGGGACATCGCGACCAGCTCGGCATAGACGCCGCCCGCCGCCTGCACGCTGCCTGTGGCGGCGCGCAGCTTGTTCATGGTCTCGGTGTACTGGTCGCCGAAGCGGGCGATCTGCACGACGCCGGCAGAAGCCGCAGCGCCCATGGCCGCCACAGCCGCGGCGGGCGAGGTGAGGGCGGAACCAAAGCGCCCGAGGCTGCCGGCTGCACCCTCCGCGGCGGCCGACACCAGGCTTAGCTCGCCGCGCATGCCGCGCATCGCGTCGACGTTCTTGCGCAGCGCCTGCTCGGCACGCTCGGCCCCTGTGGCGAGAGCGGGTTGGGCTTTGATCAGCGCGTCATAGGCGCGACCCGCGGCGGCGCTTTCGGTGGCGGCCGCGCGCAGGTCGCGGATCACCTGGTCCGCGCCCTCGGTGGAGAGGCGCAGCACCCAGCGATTGGCAGAGCCGGACATGGTCAGCCTTTCAGGGAAGCTGCCGCACGATCGATGAGGTCGGGGAGACGTCGAGCCCAGGTGGCAGCGATGGGGCGCGGCGCCAGGCGCTTGGGCAGCGTCACGCTGTCCTTGAGCCAAAACATGACGACCTCGCGGGCGCGCCCGCGCGCGACCTGCGAACGTGTGGCGCCGCGCGCAACGCCCGAGCGGGTCGTCCGGGCCTCGACCAGGACAAGGGCCGGCTTGCCACGGAGGATCCGCAACTCGAGCTTGCGCAGGAAGCGCATCTCGACCTCGCGCGGGGTGAGCTTGGCGTTCCAACGGCCGCGGGGGACGGCCGCGGTGGGGATGGCGAGATATCGGCCCCGGCCGCGGATGGTGACACCTTCGGAGAAGGCTTCGATGATGTCGGCGGCATTGCCGGAGGCGGAGAGCTCGCTGGCGGCTCGCATGGAAGTGCGCGGGGCTTTGGGGAAGGTGCTCTGGCGCACAGCATTGCTCAGGCGTTGGCCCATCCCGGCCGCGCGGATCATGGCGCGGATATCCTGTTGCGCGCCTTTGCCGGCCGCGTCGACGCCGATGGAGATGGCCTGTGCTGCGACGCGCGTGCGCGAGTTCAGCCAGTCGGGCGGGGCGATGCCCTGAATGCGGGTTACGACGCGCAGAATCATTGGCGTCCCTCCTGCAGCATTCGTCGGTGAGGGCTGGAGGGTCGCCAAAACGATCTCTACGACCCGCGCGGCGCCGTGCGGCTAGTCGCAGGAGGTGGTGCGACCTCGGGCGGGAGGCCTACTTGAGCTGCTGAAGCTTCTGGCTCTTGATCTGCAACTCAAACATCGCACCGCCGGCGACGGTATTGGAGAGCACTTCGATGTGCGACCAGAGAGCCAGAATTCGTTCTGCCTGCTTTGCAACTGTTGCCTTGTAGACGGCGGGGGCCATGAATATGCCAATAAGCCGCGAACTACGGAACGCAGCCTGCTCAGCTCTGTTGCGCGTGATAAGCCGATCACCCGAAAGCACGATCCAGCGCCCTTCCTTACTGAGTTCTGTGATCCATTCGACGTCAGAGATGTCGGGTCTGAACTTCTCTCGCAGCGCCCGCGCTTCGTGCTCTGGACTAAATAGCTCCTGCATGGCCCGCGCCAGCTTTGGTGAGAGGTTGTGGTCGAAAAACACCCTCACGCGGCGCGGAGGAACTGTTCATACGCGACAGCGTCGCGGACCACGTTTGCAGGCACATCGAACAGCCGAACCACACGATCAACTGAGCCTTCTGCGATCACAGCATCGGCAAGGGCTACCGTTGGCACGCCCATGCCCGCAGCGATCGGCTGACCGAACGCCCGAGCCGGATCGATCACAATTGTCTCTTTGTTCTTGAAGGGGCGCCAACGCCGCACGGCGTCATCCTCGATATCAAGATCCTTGAAGGTCTGTTCTATGACTTTCTTGATCACGAACTGGCCGCCCTTCAGATCGATGAGCTTCTCATCATCCGTGTCGGTGGCTGCCTCCAGGAAGATGGTGCGGCCGTCGGTTCTGAACTTACTGGTCGAAAATGGGCGCTCGTCCTTGATCACTTCGCGAGCGAGAGCGATGCAGCGCCGGATCGTACGAAGTGCGAGACCTTGCTTCTCGAATGCGGCAACGAAACGGAGTTCGATTAGATCACGAAAACCCAACTCGATTCGACCATCCACTGCAGGGAGTTGGGGTGTCCACAATGGAGGCAGATGGGTCCGATTGGTGCCGGTCCCGTAGCGATACCCTCCAAGCCAACGATTAATGTTTCGGGGCGGAATCTTGAGCAGGCGCGCTGCTTCAGGCACGGTGTAGAAGCCTACGCCGAGCATCGAAGTTTCCTCAATTGGTCGCGCACTTGCCATGGGGCTTGAAGCGTAGGGGGTAGGGCCGGTTTTGGCCATATAGATCATACCTCGATGGTAGGATTCGCGGCGCGCAGCCGTGTGCAGGAGCGATGGCGACCACACGCATGGCTCAGCCCTCCGCGCCTGATCCGGCGTCGCGCCCCTTGGCCATACCGGCCGCAATGCCCCGTGCTGCCTGCGTGATCAGATAGGCCGCCACGCGCCCCTCCAGGCCGAAAGCCCCGGCCAGGGCCAGCGCCGCGCCCGTATCCACTGACGCGCCGGCCATGTCCTGCCGGATGGAGGCCTCGACCGCCTCCAGGACCGCTACGCCTTCTCGGGTTTGCGGGGCGTGGCGGATACTGGGACAGCCGCCGCATCGGCCGTTTCCAGCGGCGAGGCATCCGGCGCAGTAGCGATCGCCGCCGCTCCATCGCCAGGCGAGGAATTCGCGGAGCCGTTTCCCTCCGCGAGCAGCGGCCCGACCGTCGCCTCATAGGCCCGCGCAAAGGCGGGCCCCGCCACGGGATGCGCGGCAAAGGCATCCAGCGCCGCGCTGGCTGGGGCCAGGGCGCTGCCATCCTCGGCGGCAACACCCTCCCAATCGAGGATCTGATCCGCCAGCGCGCGGGTGCGCGCGAGGGCAAAGGCGCCCTCCAGCCGCGCCACCGTGGTGGTGTCCAGAGCCGTCGTGTCGTCGCCGGCATTGGCCTGGGCTTTCATGGCCGCATAAGCCTGAAAGGCCTGATACTCGACGGCGCGGAGAATGGCGGTGTCGAGCGGCGGCACCTTCACGCGCAGGCCGCCGCCGATTTCGAGCCAGCGCGGCTCGGGGTTGAGGCTGAGTTTCAGCATGGGGCGCTCCTCACGTGTAGGTGGCTGTTTGGTTGAGCAGCGTCACGCGCATCATGCACGCCGCCGTGGTGTCAAAGCTGCCGATGCCGCGGACCGGGATCTCAATCCCCATGGGCCCCTCCAGGCGCGGGCCGGTGGGTGTCAGCGTCATGCGTGGCAATTCAATCAGCAGGGATTTCGTCCCGCTGATCTGCAGCTGGTAGGAGAAGGCCGCGGGCGTGCCGGCGATGGCGTCGGTCAGGATTGCGGCATTGGCCGTGGTCAGGCGGACCGTGCCCTCGAAGGTGGCGCTGGGCTCCGCCCAGTCGATGCCCTCGATGCGCCGGTCACTGCGGATCGCCTTGACCGCCTCCATGGCGTTCGAGAAGGAGATCGTCCCCTGCATAAAGGCCGGCAGCGCTGCGCCATTGCGCGACACGCTCCCCTGAAAGCGGTTGAAGCGCTCGAACACCGCGGTGGTCGGCGTGCCAGGCGCGCTGGTGAGGTTGGCGGTGTAGCTGAGGCCCATCAGCCCGAAGGTGACGTCGGCGGCGCCGCTGGGCTGGATCGGCATGTTCATGGTGTTGGCGCGGACGCCGAGATAGCCCTCGTTGGCGCCGGTCACGTCGCCATAGACCTTCTCGAATGCGGCGCTGGGCAAGGCGTTGGAGCCCGATCGAAAGACATGGGTGAAGTTGGTCGTGCCGGTCGTGGTCGGCGCGCCCAGCAGCATGCGCAGCCAATGGCCGATATTGGTCAGATCGAGCGGCACGACCGCATCGCCGGTGAGGTCGATGAAGTCGCGATAGGGATCCATCGGATCGCGCGTGGTGGCGGGGCTGGAGAGAACCACCTCGGTCTGGATGTTCTCCGTGGGCGCGAGGGAGAAGCTTTTGACAGGCAGGCGGCGGTAGTTGCCGGTGGGCTTGGTGCCCTCGGTGACCTCCGTCTGCTGGAAGAGGGATACGGCTTTGCCTTGTGCGCCGACGGGCATGGCGGCGATCTCCTGGAATGGGGATGGAGGGAGGGGGGCCGGGCTGTCCCGGCCCGGGTCAGCCCGCGGGGCTGTCGGCCAGGTAGTGCAGACGGACCGGGATCGAGATGGAGAAGACCGGCGGCTGCTGGCCCATGCCCTCTAAGGAGGGCGCGGACATGACCTCGGCCTCGGGCAGACCGATCTCGGCCCAGTCCACGACGCCGCCCAGCGTGGGATTGGCGACCAGCAGCGCACCCAGCGCGTCGACGGCGGCATCCCGGATGCTGGCGATGTCCGCATCGATCGTGACGGGTGCGCTCCAGATGATCTCGTAGCGGAGCGGCGAGAGCAGCGGCTCGGCCGCCTCGCAGTTGCCGTCATGCAGGATCACCAGCGCCTGGCCATTCGGGATAGGCTCGGGCGTGCCCGTGGCGCGCAACACGCGGTGGCCGGCCAATCCGCCCTGCAGGAGGGCGAGCAGGGCCGCCATGGCTGTCTCGCGCTGGGTCACCGGACGGAGACCCGATGGCTGAGCATCGCCTCGTCCGGCTGCACGTCAAAGATTTCGCGCGTGCCCGCGGCGAGCTGGAGTTGGCCGCCCTTCTGGGGCACGGGCACCTCCGCCACCTGGATCTCGAACACATCCCCAGACTGCCGGACATGCTGCGGTCCCACGTCCATGACAGGGTCAGGCCGGCGGCGCAGCACGCGGCAGGGCAGGGGCGTGCCATTACTGGGCGGCAGATAGACCGCGTCCTCCCCCAGGCTCGGGTCGGCGTGGAGCACGGCCAGCGCCTGGGCGAAGGCATTCATGCAGGCCGCCGCAGACGCCAGGCCAGAACGCCAACCACCGCTGCGGCGATGAGGGCGATGGCCACAGCCGGTGCGAGGGTGCCCAGGGCCTGGATGGCGGGTGTCGCCTGCACCACCGCGGTGGCGATGCCCGCCGCGCCCACCAGAACGGCGCCGCGGCCCGTATCGGTGAGAGCGGCCACCGCGGGGAGTGTGTTCGGAGGAGCCGGCGGCACGCCGGCCAGCGTCAGGGCTCGATCGATCACCGCCGGCGGATAGGTCAGCCCAGCGCATTCATGGTGGATGATGGCCTCCACCAGGGGGCGCACCTGCGCATAGCGGTGCAGGTCGATCCTATCGTCAGGGCCTACGCCCATGCGCTGGCTGACCGCGGCGATATAGGCGGCCGTGTCGTTCTCCACCTTGGGCGCCCAGCGCGAGATGATCGCGCGGATCGTCCGCAGCACGTGTCGGTCCTGATAGGTGGTCAGCAGCAGCGCCAGGGCGCGGATGCCCAGCTCATGGCTGGTAAAGCGGCAGAAGCGCCCATCCGTAGGCGGGTCGGCCAGTCCCTGCCACTTGTTGGCGGGGACATGCTCGATGTTGCCCGGGTTGCGGTTTCGGTAGCCCCGCGTGGCCTTGGGATCCATGCTCATGCGCCGGACGCCGGGACGCGGATCAGCACGGCGCGGACGGTGGCATCCGCGGCGAGCGCCGCTTGGCTGGCGATGCCGACATGGAAATTGCCGGTGGCGGTGGTGGTGAGGCGACGATTGGTATCGTCCCAGAAGAGCCGCGCGCCAGCAGTGATGGCGAGCGCCGGCTGCTTGGTGATGTCGAACACGCCCTTGGTCTGGCACTCGATGACGGCATTCTGCGTGCCGTCCACGGCGGCCACGCCAAAGAGGGCGCCGACCAGGACGCCCTGGCCGGAGGTGACGCCGCCCGCATAGGGGACGGCGAGCGCCAGGCTATCGCCCGGCTGCACGTAGTTGCGCATGGGGATGAGATCTCCTGCTGATGTTTTGAGAGAGGAATGAGGGGCTGCTGCGCGCCCAGGTCCGTTGGCAGCCCATTGCTTTCCGCGGATGGTGCGGCGCGGAGTTGGAATCGGGATCGGGAATTGCAGCAGCTTTGGAAGATCGCCCTGGGCGTGGGCGCCGCCGCGACGCTCCTGGTTGTGCTGATCGCGATCATGGGAACGCTAGGTGGCGCGGGCGTGGTGCTCGGCTTTGTGCTCTCGACTTCGCTGACGATGGGCACGGCGGTGCCGGTGGCTGATGCCTTGCGAACCGGCGTGTTCTCGTTTCGTGGCCAGGCGATCGATCGCGCTCAGGCGCCTGAGCTCTATTGGATCAACCTCGGCGCGTTCGTGGTGGTCGGACTGGTCATGATGATCCTGGCGATGTGGTCCGGCGCCTTGCTCATCGAGCTGGTGGTCGGCCCGCCCGGGTGACCAGTGAAGGAGCGCGACGACAGGGCATCGCGCTCCGCTCCCAATCAGGCCTTACGTGCCGGGATTGAACCAGGCGCCGCGCCAGTCGATGGCGCCGACGCCGAAGTCAAAGATCACCGAGACCTCGACGCCGTCCACGCCCTGGACATTGCCGGTGGTGACCTGCGGCCCCTCGGCGCCATTCAGGTAACCATAGACGTAGACGGGCGCCGCGATCGGGTCCGAGAAGAGGTACCAGCGATTGCCGCCGATCTGCGGCTCGACCAGCGGCTGGACAAAGCCCGCATAGACATTGGCATTGCTGATCTGGGATGCGGCCACACTCACAGTCAGCTGCCGGGCGGCCATTTCCTGGTTCGGTCCGACCAGCAGGCGCATTTGCGCGCCGGTGGCGATGGGCAGGCCGTCCAGGGTCTTCTGGCGCATCACTGCAGCGCGGCCGAGGGCCAGGTTGGGCAGGTCGAGCGCCGTGCCGGCGCCGGCCTTGTTGAGCCGCGCGGCGCCCGTCGCAAAGACCGGGGCGGCACCGGTGGTCAGCGTCGGGCCATCGCCATTGGCCGCGTTCAGCAGGCCATAGGCGGTGGCATTCTCGAAGTCGGCGACGCGCCGGCCGATGGCGGCCGCGAAGTCGGTGAAGGCGCCGAGATCGTCGTTGACCAGCATCTGGCGGGTGACGCGGATACGCCGGGCGAAGGTCTGCAGAAAGACGAGCTCCTGGCTCTCGGACATGGTGCCGGCCTGGACCTCGCCATTCTCGGTGAGCGGCAGGAGCGTCGGGAAGTCGCCCACGCGCAGATGGCGATGCGGCTTGAAGTCGCGGAAATCGCGCCGGAGAAAGATCTGGCGGTAGCTGGGTACGGCCGGGGCATAAGCCGCGAGCAGCATCTTGTTGGCGGCGGCCGAGAGCAGCAGCGGGAAGTCGCTCGTGGTCTGGAAGGCGCGCTCGGCGAGGATGGTAGGATTGCGCGGGACCTGGCGCTCGCCGCGGCGGCGGATCAGCTCGCCGATCATGTCGGAGGGACGCCAGCCCATGAATTCACTGTGCCGGCCGGCGCTGGGGCCGGTGCTGGGCGGCTGGTAGCCGGGCATGGAGCGGGCGGCGAGCGCCTCGGCCATGGCGTTGATGATCTGCGCGGGATCCTCTTGCGCCGGCCCGGTCTCGGGCCGGGCCGGCAGGGACGGACGGGCGGCGCTGCTGGTGAAGGCCTCCCAGAGACGGGCGCGCAGCACCTCGGGCGAGACACGCTCCCGGATGGCGGTCTGACGCAAGGCGTCGAGACGATCCTCGTCCAGGAGGCCGCGGCCGGAGGCCAGAACGGGCTCGTAGCCGGCGATGCGCTCCAGGGCGGCTCGCTCGGCCTCGGCGCGGATGGCATCCAGGTCGGGCGCGGGCGGTGCGGCTCGGATGGGTTCCGGCGGTGCGGCGGGCGTGGTGGTCACGGGGTTCTCCTGGGGGATGGGGGCGGGCGCGTCGGACAGGGGCGCAGGCGTGGTCTCGGGCATGGGCGGTTCCTCATTGGGGTTGGGATCAGGCAAAGGGGGCTCGATGGCGGGGGCAGGGTGGTCGGCCGCGCCCTCGCCGCGGACAGCGGCGGCGGCGTCCACGGGGATGGGCACGATGGAGATTTCGAAGGGCTCCCAATCCACCGCGCGATGGATGATCTGGCCGGTGGCGGCGTCAGGCGCCTGGTCGTAGCGGTGGACCCGATAGCCGACGCTGACCGCGCGCAGCGTGCCGTCCGCGATGCGCTGCCAGACGGGCTCGACATCGGCGGCGGCGGAAAATTGCAGGGTGGCGTAGCCACGGCCGGCCTCGAGGCGGGCCGCAATCACACGCCCCAGCACGTCGCGGGCATCGCCCCGGCGATGGGTGTTCAGCACCGGGGCGCGGCCGGAGCGCAGGCCCTCCATCCGCACCGCCGAGGGCGCCATGTTCAACTCCTCGGTGATCAGGCCGAGGGAGGGGACGAAATTCCGGGCCCGGGCGCCGGTGGACCAGACCACCTCGACGGTGCGGGCGTTCCGATCGACGGTGACGGGGGCCGCCAGGGCGCGGCAGGCGGTGATCGACTGCCCAGCATCGGGCATTCGAGCGGACGCAACGGTTGGATCCGGCGGGGGGGTGTCCCCGCCCGGTTCGATCGGCTCGGTCATGAGGTGTTCTCCTGGGCTGCGCCGTCAGGGCGCGGCGAAGCCCTGCGCGTTGACGTAGACCTGCGCTCCGGTGGTGAGGCAGGCGAAGTTCACGGCCGTGGCTGCGGTGCCGCGCAATGGGGTGGGAAAGGTGATCTCGACCGGGGCCGGCATCGCGGCAGGCAGCAATTGCCGCCAGACCACCGTCGCCCCGTCCTTGATGACCACCTCGGTCGCGACCGTCGCGTGGGCGTTGCGGATGTCGATCGAGGTCACGTAGTTGCGGATGCCGGCGGCCGCGGCCGCCTTGAGCACCACATCCGTGGTGGCGACGATGCCGCCTGCCGCTGCAGCGTATTGCCAGTCGGCCTCTGGGATGGCGTAGGGCTTGGTGACCAGCGCGCCGAGCAGGGTGGCCATGAGGTCCACCACCCGGGCCGTGGTGGCGGCCGCCGGGTTCGCCGAATAGGCGGTGGCCACCATGACTGGGATGGCGCCGCTGGTGCTCCGCGCCTGGCCCCCCACCGGCGTCACGGTCGGGGGTACGGTGCTGATCACATTCACGCCGAGACCCTGGCCCGCGACCGACTGACCGCGCCCTGCCGTGATCTCCGTGGTGAGCTCGGCATAATCGGCGATGGTGACGAACTGGATCTTGATGTCGGTGTTGGAGACTGGGGCGAGGTTGCGAGAGACCGAAGCCCAGCCGGTGTTGAGATAGGCGCCCGAGAAGGTCGAGCCGGCCAGGTCAAAGCTGTTCGCGTCGATCACCGTGATGGTGAAGGTCCCATTCGCCCCGGGCACGCCGGAGACATCGGCGATGGTGACGCTGTCATTGGTGGCAAAGCCATGGGCCGCGCGAGTGACGCGCACCGCGCCGGAGCCGTTATTGGCGATGGCGGTGATGCCATGGAGGAACTGCCGGTTCCGGACGCGGATCCGAAAGCGGTAGAGCCCATTGGGCTCTGGGATCTGCTGATGGCGGACATAGGAGTTGGACCGCGCCGCCGTGGTGTCGAGCAGCCGCCCGTGGAAGTAGCACTCGTCATTGGTGGGCTCGAGCTCGAGCACGGACCAGCCGGCTGGCGCGGTGGTGGGGATGGTATTGCCGGTGGCGGTCGCGAGGCGAGGCGCGCCCTCGCTGCCCACCTCGTAGTTGGCCAGCGTGGCGCTGGTGCCATCCAGGCGCCAGGCCGCGGCACTGCGCCCATCGGGCTGGGCGGTGGCGGGATCGATGCTGACCAGCTCGAGCCAGACGGACTGGCCGATGATGCGCTGGCTCATGTTCAGCGCCACCATGACCCGCAGCGGGATGGTGAAGGTGGTGCGGCTGGTCAGCGTCAGTTCGTCGTCGAGCGTCGTGCCGGTCGAGATGGTGACGGCGCCGTCGGCGACGGTGTGGGAGATGCCGCCGCCCGTGGATGCGATCTCCCAGCGTGCTGGATTGATCTCGGTGCCGTTGAAGCTGTCGCGGAACTTCTTCTGCATGCTCTTGATCTTGAGCATGTCGTCGGTCCAGTCGTAAGCGCCTGCGATCATCGGGTTGTTCCTGGATTGGTAGGGGCGCCTGCATCGGCTGGCGCGTCTGCACGGGGCGCCGCAGCGCCTGTGGCGGCGATCTCGATGGCGGCGAGCTGGGCCGCGTCCTGAGCGGCGCCGGATTTGGCGACGCGGCGGGGATCGGTATCGAGGGAGAGGCCTGCATCGTCGAGCAGCGCATTCGCCTCGCGGATCATCTCCACGACCTGGCGGAAGTCGTAGCCGAAGGCGCCGACCGCCTCGGGCTGCGGCACGAAGCCTGCGCGGACCTGCGCGATGAGGGCGGTGGTGTCCTTGAGCGGGTCGATCATCTCGTGCGCCGGCGGGACGTGCGACAACCCCTCGGGCATCTCCGCGCCCCACAGCCCGAGCAGTGCGCCCTGGGCGTGGAAGCGATCGGCGATGGGCCGGACCAGCATGGGGATGAGCATGCCGTACTGCACCTGTTCGCAGAGGCGGCGGAACTCGATTTTGCCGGCGCGGAGCGAGGAGTAGTTCGCCTGGGTGAGGTCGCCCGCCACCTGGTCATAGGTCAGCCCGGTGCCGACGGCCGACGCTTCCAGCGCCCGGCGGGCGAAGGCGGCATGCGATCCACCACCGGAGGGGTTCACCACCTCCACGCTGCCCATGCCGCGGCGGTAGAGGATCATGCCCGGTTCGAAGCTCTCCACCGTCCGGCCCTGGGCATCGCGCAGTAACCCAGAGGCCGCGCCGGTCATGGCGTCGTCGCCATCCTCGGAGACGACGGCCGCGAGGCAGGCCTCGATCTTGGCTTTCATCAGCAGCGCGGCCTCGTAGTCGCCGAGGTCGCGCAGCCGGGTCAGCACGGGGGCGAGCCACGACACGTCGCGCAGCTGGCCGGGGCGGCGCTTGCGATAGACGTGCAGCACGTCGCGGGCGGGGACGCGCTGGCTGCTGAGCCAGGTGGCGCCGCCTGGAAGCACCCAGGACGCGCCGGGATGCACGCGATGCAGCCAGTAGCCGACCGGCTCGCCGGCCTCACCCAGGCCGATGCCCTGCAGCGTGGGGACGCCGTCGATGACGCCCTGCCGGGCGGTGTCGAGGTGATCGCTTTCCAGCACTTGGAGCCGGAGGCCGATCGGATTGGCCGGCGTGATGTCGGCGGGTAGGAGGCGGACGAAGCATTCGCCGCTCTCGACGACCGCGCGCATGGCCAGAGCCTGCAGGCCATAGAGGTCGAGCCGGCCCTCAGCGTCGCAGGCGCTGCTGTCGGACCAGCGGCGCCAGGCGTCGGCGTGAGCTTTGTCGGGCCAGCGGGTGGTGATGCCGGCGCCGACGGCATTACCGGTCCAGAGATCGACGATGCGGGCGGCATAGGGGTCGTTGCGCACCGCGTCACGGGCCCGGCGCGCGACGGTGGGTGCGGCGGCGCCGACCTCCGCCGTGGCGCTGCTGCCCGAGGCGGCCCAGGAGGAGGCGCGGTTGTCCTGGGCTGCGGCATATCCGCGCAGGGCATTCCAGACATCACGAAGGCGGCCCATCACCTGGTTCCCTCTCGGGAGAAGCTGGCGAAGGTGACGTTGGGGCGGCGCGCGCCGGTGTTCTCCGCCGCGTGCAGTATGGACAAGGCGCGGCCGAGCTCATCCAGAGACCGGTATTCGACGGTGCGGCCGTCGAAGGTCACGCGTGTGGTGCCGCCGGTGAAGGCGGCCGCAAGCGCGGATGCACGGCTGCTGGCAGGCTGTGCCAGCGCCCAGGCGAGGACGTTCGGGTCCATGTCGTCCTTCTCTCAGCGAAGCCAGCCGTTGCGCGGCGCGAGCCAGCCACGTGGGCGTTGGTTGTCGGATACGGCTGGCGCCTGTGGTTGCGACAAGGAAGCGACATTCCCCACGGCGGGAACCTCGCTGGGCCGCAGGGGCGCATCGGCAATCTGGTCGTGCAGTTGCTGCCAGAAGCGGTCGCCATACCGATCCGCGCCGAGCAGCCACAGCGCCGCGCGCGCCAGCACGGCGCAGTCTAGCGCCTCGTTCCTTTCGCGCAGCTTGGCCCATTCCTGCCGCGCGAAACCGCGCCGGTCTTTCGTCGTGCGCAGCTGCTCCGCGACCAGTTGCTTGACCCACTCCACCTCGATCGCGCGGGGCAGATGCACCCAGCCGGGCGGAAGTTCCTCCGCGTCGCCGCGGCCGAGCCAAAGGCGGCGATAGAGATCAGCCTTCCAGGTCGAGACCGAGACGGTCCAGAGCTTGAGGCCGCGGCGGAGCTTCTGGCCGTTGACCAGCGCGTCCACCGGCGTTGGGCCCTGGACGGGCTGTGCCCGGTTCCAGCCGTCGATGCCCTTGGTCGGCGCGATGCGCGGATCCCGTAGGCGGCGGAGGTGGCCATAGACCGCGGCGGTATCCCGGCCGCCGGTGTCGACGCAGAGCCGGGCGATGCGTATGGCGCCGCCACCGTGGCGGGGCCAATCGCGCGCCAGCAGCGTGGCGAGTTCGTCCCAGGGCTCCCGGTCCCGCGGGCTGCCGGGGATCACCACGTGGTCGACCAGCCAGGAGGAGAACCCCTCCGCCCAGCCCCAGACATCGCATTCGAGGCGATCGTCCTGCACGTCCACGCCCGCCGTGAGCACCAATGCGCCGGTGGGCACGACGCCCATCGGAAAGTCCTCGCGGCGCTCGACCAGGCGTTCCCAATCCGGTGCCTCGCCCTGCTCCTGCCAGGTCTCGCCCAGGACCGTGTTCCGAAACGTCTTGATGTCCTCGGGCTTGCCCTGGGCCGCCTCCCAATCCCGGGCGATCTGCTCCCAGGACAGCCAGCCGACCGGCGAGTACAGCGCCGAGATGTGGAAGCCGATCGTGTGCGGATCCTGGCCTTCCGCCGTCGCGCGCCATTCCCCACCGCCGAGCATGGCGGTCTTGTCGTGCTCCTGCATCGGATGGTCGCAAGCGCTGCAGTGATACCGCGCCGTCTCGGGCGCTCCCTTCTCCCAGAGCAGACGCTCGAAGCGCAGCCACTGCATCTCTCCGCACGCCGTGCACGGCACGAAGAACCGCCGCTGGTCGGAGGCGAGGTATTCCCGCTCGATCCGGCTGCGGCCAGCAATGGTCGGCGTGCTGACCAGGAAGGCCTTGCGGCGCCAGCCAAAGGTGCGGGCACGGGCCTCGGCCAGGGCGATGGGGTCACCCTCGCCGGCGACATCGCCGGGATAGGCGTCCACCTCGTCGAGAAACAGGAACCGCGCCGTCATCGAGCGCAGCCCGACCGCACTGTTCGCCCCGGTCAGCACCAGGATGCCGCCGGGGAATTCCTTCGACAGCATGGTGTTGCCGCTGTCGCGCGCGCGGGCCGGAGCCACCCGCTCCCGCAGCGCTGGCGTCTCCTCCAGGAGCGGGTCGATGCGCTGGCGAGAGAAGCGCTTGGCCAGTTCCACGGTCGGCTGCACCGCCAGCGCCGGCGCTGGCACGTGGTGCATGATGTAGCCGAGCCAGTTGTTTCCGCTTTCCGTGGCGCCGACCTGCGCGCCCTTCATGAACACCACGCGCCTGGCGGGATGCACCGCCGAGAGCGCGTCCATCACGTCCTTCAGATAGGGCGTGCGGCTGGTGCGCCAGGGGCCTGGTTCCGCGGAGGCGCGGCTGCCGAGCATGCGATGGCGCTCGGCCCATTCCGAGACGGTGAGCTGCGGCGGCGGCCGGAGCATGGCGCCGACGCGGCGGCGCACATGCTCACGGCTGCGGAGACCGATCCCCTCCGAGGCCTGCGGGATCGAAGCGATCGGCCGCCTCCGTGAGCAGGTCGTTGATATGGCTCTGCAGGATGGTCTGCAGCAGATGCGGGTCGACGCTGATCTCGGCGGCGATCAGGCCCGATACGCGGGCCGGCCAGTTCAGCAGCGCGTCGCGCATGGTGCTGCCGATTTCGTCGAGCGCGACATTGGCCTCGGTGACATCGAGCAGGCGACGCTTGGTCTCGTCCAGCGAGAGGCGCTGGGCTTCCACCTTCAGCGCGAGCTGCGCCACTTTCAGCCGGGCGAATGGCGTGCCCTCCGCACTGGCACCATTGGCCAGGGGCGAGCGGGCGGGATCAGCGGTCTCTGTCAGGCGGCGACGGGTCTTGTCGATATCCCACTGGCCATCCGGCTCGCGGGCGATGCGGCCCGCGCGTTCGGCTTTATGGATGGCGGTGTCGCTGACGCCGAGGCGCCGCGCGGCCTCGCGGGTGGAGGCGGTGAGTTCGGGCATGGCGGCGACCTCCCGCCGCACGTGATGGTCATCACGAGCAAGGGCCCGCTACCGTCCGGCGGCGGGCCCTCGACGTGTCCGGCTCCGTGGTCAGGCCGGCAGGTGGTAGACTGTGTAGGAGCCGCGGGCGCCTTCCTTGTTCGGGCCGACCTGGCGGACCCGCTCCAGCACCTGCACCTCAATCCCCTGGCGCTTCTTCAGGCCCGCGAAGAAGCCGCGGACCGTGTGACCCTGCCAGCCTGTGGCCCCGCAGATCTGCGCGATGGTGGCGCCCTCCTCGCGGCGGAGCAGGGCGAGGACCTGCTCCTGCTTCGTGCCTTTGCGCGGCTTCCGCGGGGCGCTGGGCTCGCGCGCGACGCGGGCGGGCTTGCCGGCTAGGGCGGCGCGGAGGACTTCGATGGCGCGGCTGATCGGGTTGTCGGTCGCGTCCTGCGCCGGGCTGGCGTCCCAAGCGGCCAGCACCGCAGCGGCGGCGTCGCGCAGGCTGGCGCGCGGGGCGGGTGTGGGCGCGCCCTGGGCGGGTTCGGTTTCCTCCGCGGGGCCATCCCCCTCGGCGGCGGTGTCCGCGCCCGTGGGCGCCGTGTCGGGGACGCTGGCCTCGATGCCGGGGCAGTCGGGCTCGCCGGCCCCTGCGTCGCCCTCACTCGGGTCGATGCCGATGGCGCGCAGTCCCTCGTCGGTGATGCGCGCCACGATCCAGGTGCCGTCGTCATCCTGGCGCCAGCCCAGGCCGACATGCTCGCGCGGCGCGTTGATCTCGGTGAGCAGGTTGTTCTTGATCAGGCTGCGGAACACCGCGTTGCGGGCCGCGGCTGGCAGGGTCTTCGGCGCGCGGGCGAGGCCCATCTCGTGCTGGGCGGCGGCGCTCAGGATCACGCGCTGCGTGTCGGAAAGCTGGGTCATCGTGGTGGTCTCCGGTTCCGGGTGCCGGTGATCGGCCCCTACTGCCGGGAGCCCCGCAGGCCAGGCCTGGCGGGGCAGTGCGGGAATGTTCCTCGTCAGAGGGCGTATTCGCCGCGGCGGAAATGCTGGTCCGCGATCTCCTTCAGCTTCGCCTTAGCGTCTGAAAGCCAAGCGGCCTCGCCCCAAAGCACCGTCTCGGGATCCGCGCCAAAATGGTCCTCGCTGGCTTGCTGCAGTTCCGCGAGGAGGGCGTCGAACTCGGCTTTCTTCGCCAGGAAGGCAGCCAGGCTCTTCTCCTGGTTGCGGGCGGCGCGGGCTTCGCGGTCGGTCATGGTGGTCTCCGTCGTGGGGCAGGGCAGGGTGCTCTGCGTGTGACGGACCATTCGCGCTGTGCCGCGCACGAGCCAAGCAAGATGCGGGGTTATGCGATTGCTATGATTCGACGGTTTGGATCACATCATGATCGACGACGCCGCGCGCCGCGGCGACATCGCCAAAGATGCGATCATCGCCCTCCAGCACGGCGGCCTCGCCGGTCCCTTCCTGCCATCGCCGCACGATGACGTCGGCATAGGCGGGATCGATCTCCACCAATACGGCGCGCCGCCCCGTGCGCTCCGCTGCGATCATCGTGGTGCCCGATCCGCCGAAGCAATCCAGCACCGTGTCACGCGGCTTACTGCTGTTGCGGATGGCCCGCTCCACCAGCGCAACCGGCTTCATGGTCGGGTGCAGGTCGTTACGCGCCGGCTTGTCGAAGTGCCAGACATTCCCCTGGTCGCGCGCGCCACACCAGTAGTGCTGCGCGCCGGCCTTCCAGCCGTAGAGCATGGCCTCGAACTGCTGATGGTAGTCGGCGCGACCGAGCGCGAAGGTGTTCTTCGCCCAGATGATGGTGCTGGACCATTTGCCGCCCGCCTCCTGCCAGGCGCGATGCAGCGTCGGCCATTCGGAGGAGGACATGCAGACGTAGCAGGCGCCCTTGGTCACCGAGAGCAGGTTGGTCAGGGCGTGGCGAAGGAACTCGGGAAAGCCGCTGCCGAGCGCGTCGTTGGCGATGGTCATCTTGGCGGCAGTGCCGCCCTCGTAGGCGACGTTATAGGGCGGATCCACGAAGCCCATGTCGGCCAGGTGGCCGGCGCCGAGGGCGCGCTGGACGTCTTCGAGCCGGGTGGCATCGCCGCACAGGAGGCGGTGCTCCCCACAACGCCAGAGGTCGCCGGTCCGCGTGACGGGCACCACAGGCGGAGGCGGCGCCTCGTCGGCATCCTCGCCCAGGCCGGTATCGGCCGCGGCCAGTAACCGGTCGAGCTCCATGCCGGAGAAGCCCAGCACGTCGAGCTCAACCACTGCCTCGTCCCGGATGCGGGCGATCTCCGCGGCGAGCAGCGCCTCGTCCCAGCCAGAGTTCAGCGCTATCTGATTGTCCGCCAGGCGCAACGCACGCGCCTGCGCGGGAGAGAGATGGCCGAGCCTCAGCACCGGTACCGATGCGAGCCCGAGCTGCTTCGCAGCCATGATGCGGCCGTGGCCCGCGATCAGCACGCCCTCGGCGTCGACCAGCACTGGGTTCACGAAGCCGAACTCGGCGATGGAGGCGGCGATCTGCGCCACCTGCGCCGGCGAATGCGTGCGGGCGTTTTCGGCATAGGGGACCAACGCCGCGACCGGTAGGTTGGAGACGGCGAGGTCAGGCTGCATCGGCGGTGGCCTCCATCCGCGCTGCGGCGACGGTGTCGTAATCGGGACCAACGCCATGGCCGCCATCGTCCAGGATCACGGGCAGGTCTGGATGCAGCATCCGCCAGCGAGCGATGGCCAGGTCGACATAGGCAGGCGCCAGCTCGATGGCGCGCACGCGTCGTCCCGTGCGCTGGCCGGCCAGAATGGTGGTACCGGAGCCGCCGAAAGGCTCGAACACCACCTCGCCCTCGTCGGTGTAGGCGCGCATTAGGAATTCGGGCAGCACCACGGGGAACACCGCGGGGTGCTCGGTCTCGATGCCGCGCCCCTTGTGGCGGGTCAGGCGCAGCACGTTGTCTGGGATCCGGAAGTCCTGAACCGGCAGGCCGGCGTGCTGGTATTCCGAGATGGTCCCATCGGCGGCGCGCAGGCCACTGCCCTTGTTCGGCGTGCCAGCCCATTTGCACGGGACGATCTTGTTCGCCTGGCGCGACTGGCGGTTGAAGTGAAAGACGAACTCGAAGGCTGGGGCGAGCCGGCCATTCCAGTCGCCCGGTAGACCCGGCCCCTGGTCCCAGGTGTAGAGGCCAAAGCGGCGCCAGCCATGGGTGCGCATCCAATCGAGCCAGCCCGACCAGTACGGCTGCCATTCATTGTCGCGATGGATCAGCCCGAGGTTTACCAGCACCTGGCCATCGGGCCGCATGGCCGCGTCGAGATGCTGGAACACGCCCTGCATCAGGGCATCCCAATCGGTGCCGCCGCCTGTGGTGTAGTCGCGCTGGTTTCCATAGGGAGGGGACGTGAAGAGCAGTGCGGCGCGTTCCGGCCCCATGATGCGCGCGACCGTGGAGGGGTTGGTGCTGTCACCGCAGGCGAGGCGGTGCTCGCCCAACCGCCAGATGTCGCCCACGCGGGTGACGGCCTGGCGCGGCGGCTCCGGGTCGGCGTCGGCGGGATCCTCCGCCGGCTCCTCCGTATCCGCCGCGCCCGCTGCACCGCCCCCCTCGGCAGGATCTGCGGACAGAGCCTCGGGCGCGTCGCCGTTGGACACGGCCTCTCCAGCCGCCGCGAGGATGTCCGCGAGTTCCCCCGCCGAAAAGCCGAGCGTGCCGAGGTCGATGTCCGGCACCGCCTGCACCGCGGCGAGTGCGTCACGCAGCAGCGCCTGGTCCCAGGTCGCGTTCTCTGCGATGCGATTATCCGCGAGCCGCAGCGCCTCCTTCTGCGCTGCGGACAGGTGCCGCAGCAGGATGGTCGGCACCTTTTCGAGGCCGAGCGCCGATGCCGCCTCCAGGCGACCATGGCCGGCGATGAGCACGCCGCCCTCGTCCACCAGCAGCGGGTTGGTGAAGCCGAAGGCCAGCATGCTGGCCTTGATCTGCTCGACCTGCGCGGCGCTGTGCACGCGCGCGTTGCCGGCATGTGCGCGCAGTTCCGCGACCGGGCGCAGCAGGATCTTCGCTGCCATCCAAGGGAGCGTCATGATGCAATCCGGTTTGCAGGTGGTTTGCAGGGCAGAAGCCCTACGTCAGTTTGCAGCTAAGCGATTGAAGCGGCTCGGGAAGGCTGCAAACTGCAAACCATATTTCCAGCCTGGCGCTAGCGATGTCGCGCGCTTCCGCCCCCCGCATACAGCGGGGCCAGGAAGGACCCTGCGGCTCGAGAGCCACTGTCTCGATCGAGCCGCAGCGTGGCCGTTCAGCCGCGGCGCTCTCGCACCTTCTCTACGTGTCTTGCTTCTAGCCTTATCGATTTCGGAGCCGCTACGGGGTGAATTGTAACAGCGGGATCGGGGCGATGGTGACCGCCCCGATCATCGCGCGTCACGCCGCCCTCGCTCGTGGCATCAGCCCGAAATGCACGGCGAGAATGCCGAGGGACCCGACCAGGATGCCCTGTCCCACTGGGCCGTGCACCGTCCGTCCGGCCCAACCCTGACGCATCGACCACTCGCGGACCGAGAACTCGAGACCGATGACAAACCACGCGCAGGAGCCGCAGGGGCTGTCCTGCCCCCCCAGCGCATCGAGCGCCGCAGCGACGCGGCGCCGCGCCTCGACCTGCATCGTCGAGAGCGTGTCGACGCGCGTGCCTGGGATGCGCATGATCTGTGACGTCGACATGCTGTCGAAGCACGCGGCGCGGAACAGCCCGCGGAAGATCTCACCCGCTTCGTGCATCTGCGGCGTGATGCTGCCATGCGCCAGCATCAGCCCGAGCGTGTCTACGGCGCGGCGATGCTGGACTGGGCTGCCGGTCTCGGGATCCGCCTCGCGGATCGGCTCGGAGAAGCCACCATGCTGCAGCCGCCACTTCGACGGCTTCGCCAGATCGTCTTGCTTCGGCTTTGCTACCCTGGGCTTGCGCTTACCGGCCATCGTGATTCTCCCCGTTGCGACGCCCCCAGCGCCGATTGGCTTCGTTGGTGATGGCCTGACGGAGCCAGTCGTCCGTGATCTCGGCGACAGGCAGCGCGGCCACGCCATGCCGATGCCAGGCGGCGGCGCGCATGGCGTTCACCTCGCTGTCGTTGGTCGGGCTACGCGTCCCGCGGTCGAGGCACGAGCGGGGCGGCAGCGGTCCGCCGTACATGCTCATGCGCGGCCTCCCGTGGGGTCGGTGGCCCAGAGCAGAAGGGCGATGGCATCCGCCTCGTTGTCGTCGGCCGGCGCGAAGCCGCGAGCCTGGATGGCGGCGAGCATCTTCGCCTTGTCGGCATTGCCCTTGCCGGTCGCGAAGCGCTTGATCGTGCCGACCGGAACGCCCTCGTAGGGGACGTCGTGCTCCTCACACCAGGCGGTCAGCATGCCGAGGAAGCCGCCATAGATGTGCGCCGCGTCGGTGCCGGCATGCGCGCGGACCTCCTCGAACACGATCCGCGCCACGCCGCCGGATAGGGTGGCGACCTCCGCCAGCCAGCCACGGAAGCGCAGGAAGCGCATCCCGCCGCCTTCAAAGCGGCTGGGGCGGAACGTCATGGTGCCGGAGGTGATGCCGCCGTCACGCGACCGCAGTGCCCATCCCGTGGTGGTGCCGAGATCCAGGGCAAGCACGGCTTGATGCGCCAGGCTGATCGCGGGCGGGAGGGCGATGGGCGGGCCGCTTGCATGCCCGGCGGGCATGGCGAGAGTCGCAACTGCCATGGTGGTCTCCGAGAGGGGATGATCCTGGTGAGGGTGGCGACGGCGCGGTTCTTGGCGGAGCTCGCCGTCGCTGCCCGGCATCGGGTGGGGTGGCCCCAGCGGGGGCGGTCCACGCGCCGAACCCGATCGCCCGAGGTGTGGTGTGCGCGCGCCGATGAGGCGCGCACGCACACCCCCGTAGGGGGTGGGAGCAACACCTAACTCCTCCAGCGGGCACAACCCGTTGATCCAAAATGGAAAAAGAGGAGTTAGGTGTGAAGCGGGAGGAGTTAGGGACCTAACTCCTCTGTCCTCCCAAACCATTGATTTCATGGCGTTGTTTTCGGGGAGGAGTGAGGAGTTAGGCCTAACTCCTCAGGAGTGAGGTCGTCGAGGACGCCTTCCGGGTAGACCCAGACCTCCGGATTTTCGACGTCCAGGCAGTTGCCGGATTGGGGGCATTTGAAGTGGCTAGGCAGGACGCGGCGGGCGCTTGTGGTCACCTCGCCGGTCTGCGGATCCACAGTTTCGACCTCGGGGCCGAACGTCATGCCCTCCACGCAGAGGTACCCGAAGCGCGACCGGACGACGCCAAGGCCAAATTCGGTGCCGTCTCGGCGGAACTTCACGAAGCCCTTCGTGGCGAGCACGCTCAACCGCTCGCGGATCGTGTGCTTGCTGCCGAGCCCGACCTTGTTCTCGAATTTCTCGGCGAGTTGCATGGTGGAATAGAGCCGGCCTTCAGCTGCCTCATCGAGCAGGATGCCGAGGATCACATCCTGCTTGCGCAGCCGTTCGGCATCGAGCTTGCGTCCGATGTCCTGCCTGACCAGGCGCTCGCCGCGGCGATCGAATTCCACCCAGCGGCCCGCGATTTTGTCGACCAGCATCGGCTCGAGGCCGGGGCCGTTGCGGAGCTCGACATGCAACTCGCGCTCGGTTTGCTCCTCGTCTGGGCGGAACAGGATGGCGCCCGAGGTGTAGTATCCGCGCAGTGCGCTGGCGCCGGAGAGCGACAGGAAGGGATCGTCCTTCACCTGCTGCTTGCCGAGCTTCTTCGTGTGGTGGGCGAGGATGATGCCTGCCTCGGGGGCGACCTGGTCGCGCAGCGCCTCGACCCGACCCTGCAGGAAGAACATCATCGCCGCGTTGTCGTTCTCCCCTTCGCCCGCGGGCCCGCCATCGAAGAGGTTGCGGATGGGGTCGATGCAGATGATGTCCGGCGACGCGTCGGGGAATGCGGCGCGGATGGCAGCCGCGACGAGCGGCACGCCCTGGTCGTCGAGCAGCATGCGCAGCTTGGGGGTGACGACGAGAGTGTCACGGGCGCGGGCCACGATGGCGGCGTCGAGCCGGAGCTGCTGCAGGCGTTCCCGCAGGTAGTGGTACTGGATCTCGGCCTGGAGATAGAACACCCGCAGCGGGCGCGGAGCCGTGAAGCGCAGGAAGGGCGCGCCGGCGGCGGCGTGCACCAGCAGGCTGATCAGGAAGTCGGATTTGCCGACCTTGGGCGCGCCGCCGAGCACCAGCATCCCGCCCGGGGTCAGCAGGCGCGGCCCGATCAGGTCGTCGGGCATCGGAGAGGTGTCGTCGAGCAGCGCGCCGAGCGTGTGCGCGGCGATGGCACCGGGTGGCCCTACCGCGGCCCGCAGCAGGGGCGGCCCGTTCCGATCGACATGCAGCGCCCAGATGCTGTCAGCCTCGACCTTGAGGCGGTCCAGCGGCCACGCCGGGCGGAGGCAGGCAGCGTTGTACTGGCAGATCGCCTCCCAGCCCTCATCGCCGGTCATGCGGCCCTCGTGGACCATACGGACGAAGTGGCCGATGGCGGCGCTGGCGCCCTGGAAGCGGGTCCACGCGTCCTGGCTGCCCTCACGCACCGGCGTGGTGAGGACGGCATCGAGCCCTGGCCGATTGGCGCCCGCGGTGGCGCTAGGCGCCTCCAGGCCCGGCATGGTGGGCATGGCGGCAATGGCCGCCGCGAAATCGGGCAGCTCGACCTCGACCCTGGGCCGGTGCTCCCGGATGATGACCCGCCGCTGCACGCCCTGCTTCTGGTGGACGGTGCCAGGCACGCGGATCGGCTGGTGAGCGGATCGGAAGTGCAGGTCGCCACCGACCTTCTCCGCGATCTCGCCACGCAGCGCGCAGAGCCGCGCCAGGTCGTCGCCCTCGGCCGGCTCGGTGAGCCGCCACCAGGCGTGCAGCTTGGCGGCGCCCTCGGCAGTGCGGCCGCCGCTCTCGACCACCAGGGTCGGCCCCCCGAGGTGGTGGACCAGGTGCGCCAGCTTGGCGGTGATGTCGCCGGCATCGAGATCGACCACCACGGTCTGCATCTGCAGCACATGCTCAGCGCGGGCCTGGCCCTGCTCGGCGACGGTGCCGGGGATGACATAGACGGCGCTACCTTCGCGCGCGGCCCAGGTCGCGTACGCGCTGAGGGATGCGGCGGCGTGCCGATCGGCCGGCACCCAGATGTTGTGCGGCTTGGTGTCGAGGCCCTGGCCCTGGTCGACGAAGCCGCGGACCGGGATCAGCCCGTCGCAATAGCCGAACACCACGTCGAGGAAGGCGGCGATCTGCTCGATGTCCGGCGCGATGGGCTGCGCGGCCGCCGGCATCGGCTGCCCAGCACCGGGAAGTCGATCGAGGGCGATCTGCCCAGCGGCGGGAATGTCGCCGACGCCCTGCTCCAGCAGCGGTGTGGCATCGTTGAAGTCGCCCCATGCGGTCATGCAGGCAGCGCCCAGCAGCGCTTGGCCCAGGGGCAGAAGCGGCACTCGAAGTGATCGGCCTGGGCGGCAACGCGGGGCAGAAGCTCGCCGGCATCCGTCGCGGCCAGGATGCGCACGGCCCGGTCCGACATGCGCTGCGCCAGCTCGGCGTTGAACGGCACCAGCTCGTGGTGCAGCTCGGCAGTGTCCTTGTTGATGGCGGTGAACAGCGCCGGGTTGTCCGCCACGCCCGGGACACTGGCGTCCATGTAGGCCTGGTAGACCGCGATCTGCGCCGCATAGATCGGCTTGGCCACGCCGACGCCCTTGCTGGACGTCTCGCGCCAGGCCTTGGCGTTCATGGTCTTGCATTCCCACAGCGCCGGGAACGCCATGCCGGGGATGGTCGGGCCGCCGGCGAAGACGCCATCGACATGGCCGCGGATGCGACCGCCCGCTACCGAGAAGCCGAACTGCTCGCCATGCGCGCCACCACCGCGGCGGGTGTAGAGATCGAAGCCGGCGGCGCGCAGCCAAGCGACGGCCACGTCCTCCAGCGCGTGGCCGATCCCGAAGATGCGCAGCAGCCGTCCGTCGAAGTCGGCGCCCTCATCCTTCGGCGCCGTCACGAACTCGAACTGCAGCGCGCGCTCGCAGGCATGGCCGAGGCGCGACCCACCCAGGTAGCTGCGCGGCGGCGCTGTCTGATTGGAGGCGACCAGCGCCGCGTCGATGGCGGCATTCACATGCGCGGAGGTCTGGCTGCGGCTGTTGAAGTCGAGCATCAGAAGGGCACCTCCGCCGCAGCGGCCTGCCGGGCGATCGCCTGCATCGCCTCCTGGAAGCCGCCGACGGCGACCTCGATCAGGGTGAGCACCTGCGCCTCGCTCAGCTCCTGGAAGCGGGTGCCCCAGCCGATCTCGGCCATGGTCTCCGCGACGCGGCGCATGGCGGCGCGCATCGCGGTCTTCTCCTGCTCGGTGAGGTCAACCATGGCGGGCGACCTCCCCGCCAAGCGCGCCCAGAAGCCCTGGCAGGCGATGCAGCAGAAGGAGACCGACGGCCGCGGCTTCTTCCGCGGCGCCGGGTCGAACCAGCCAAAGCCACGCGCCGGGCGGGAGCAGACGGCGCAGGGCGGTTCCGGGGAGCGGGCCATCGATCATGCGGCCTGCCCCAGCGCCGCGGATTGGGCGCTGCGCACGAGGTGCTGGATGGCCTGGCGATTGAACTTGAAGGTCAGCAGCGCCGAGGCCTGGTACCGGGTCATGCCGAGATCGGCCCGGGCTGCCGGCGGCAGGTGGATCAACTGGCGCTCGGTCGGCGGCTCGCGCAGCCAGCGCCGGCTCTTATGGGCGCTCTCGTCCGTCTCATACGCGTTCAGCCAGTCATCCGCCGCGGCCAGCGCCACCAGCCGCTCCCCGATGGAGAGCAGGCGCGGCCGCTCCTCCTTCACCCCGCCAACAGCGTGCCAGGCCCCGTTCAGGAAGAAGATGCCCGCCCAGCCGTTGAACCCGTTGGCCAGCAGTGCGGCGTCATCGCCGAATAGGTCGCACCACTGGAAGGCGGAGCGACGGAGGAGATCGATCTCCGTCATGATGAAGTCGGTGAGCGGCGCCGTCTCGCGCCCGCGGGGCTCGAAGGCGTGGCCGCAGATCGGGCACTCCATCACTGCGATCGGCACCTCCGCCGCGCAGGAGGGGCAGGTCTTGGTGGGCGGTTCACCCTCGCCGGGCTGGCTGTCGAGATCGACGTCCTGCTCCAGGCAGCCATGGATCTGCGAGGAGGTGCCGAAATCGAGCACGATGCAGTCGCGCTTGACGATACCAGGATGCTCCGTGGGATCCACGGTGCGCAGCCCGCGGCCGACCATCTGGATCATCGTGCACTTGAAGGAACTCGGCCGCAGCAGCACGACGCAGGAGGTGGGGGGATGGTCCCATCCCTCAGTCAGCACCGCGACATTCACGACGATGCGCGCCTCGCCCCTGGCATAGGCGGCCAGGACGGAGCGCCGCTCGCCGTCCGGCATGTCTCCGGTGACCACGACGGTGGGGACGCCAGCCGCGTTGAAGGCGGCAGCGACGTGCTCGGCGTGGCCGATGGTGGAGCAGAAGGCCACGGTCTGGCGGCCGCCGGCTTTCTCCTGCCAGTGCTTCACGACCGCGTCGGTGACCGGCACCGTGTCCATGACCCGGGCGACCTCGCCCATGTCGAAGTCATCGCCGCTCCGCCGCACCGCGCGGAGCTCATCCTGGACGCCGACATCGATGATGAAGGTGCGCGGCGGCACCAGGTGGCCGGAGGCGATCAGCTCGCCGAGCCGGATCTGGTCGGCGACGTTCGAGAACACCTGGCGCAGCCCGATCTTGTCGCCGCGGTTCGGTGTGGCCGTGACGCCATAGATGCGGCAGGCCGGGTTGCGATCCAAGGCGCGGTCGATGATCCGGCGATAGCTGTCGGCGACAGCGTGGTGCGCCTCGTCGATCACCAGCAGGTCCAGCGCCGGCATCGCCTCGAGGTTCGCCTGGCGGGTCAGGGTCGGCACCATGGCGAAGGTGACCTGGCCGGCCCATGACTTCTGACCGGCATCAACCACCGAGGTGATGACGCCCGGGTTCACGCGGCGGAACTTCGCCAGGTTCTGCGCCGTGAGCTCATCCCGATGGGCGAGGACGGCAGCTTTGGCGGCGCTGCTGCCGATATGCTCGCCCACCGCCGCCGACAACATGATGGTCTTGCCGGCGCCGGTCGGGGCGACGCCGAGGGTGTTGCCGTGCTCGCCGAGCGCACGAAGGCTGCGCTCGACGAAGAGCTTCTGGCGGGGGCGGAGCATCATGCTGGCGCGGCCCTCCCTCAGCGGGCCCAGGCCGGGCGAGGATCGGCCCCAGCGGTGGGCTGCGGCGCCGCGGCAGGGAAGGCGCCCTGGTGGATGGCCGGCGCGGCGGGCGGCGCATAGGCCGGGGCGGACGGTGCATAACCCGCCAGCGCCACCTGCCGCCCCATCAGCTGGGCGTAGTCCCGATGGTCCGGCGTCACCGCCATGCGGATTTCGTTCTTGGTCTCGCCGCCGGCGTCGGTGCCGTGCTCGATCTTCGCCACGAACTCGAGGCCATCGAGGTCCGCGAAGCCGCCGATGCGGCGCGCCGCCTGCGCCTGGGGCGAGACATCCTTGTCGGAGATGCCGCGCGCCGAGTTCAGCATCCCGCGCAGGAAGCTGCGGCCCATCCCCGCCCACTCCGGCCCCTTCGGGCTGTGGAGGCCGATCAGCGTGAAGATCTTCCGCTTGGCGTAGGGCCCCTCCAGCACGGTGAACTCGCCATTGAGATAGACGGCGCCGGTGCTGCCGCGCGTGGCGTAGCCGCCGGTCCAGCCCTGGCTCGGATCGTCGAAGCCGCCGGGGCGGATGGTGAGGCGGACCTTCGCGAGCGTGCCCTTGGGGATCAAGTTTGGGTTGGACTGGGCGTCGTTGTAGTCGTTCCAGGCAGCCATGATGCTTCTGCTCCGATCAGGTGTTGGGGGTGGGGGCGGGCGGCGCGATCGACGACGCGCCGTGCGCGTCGATCGGCGGCGATGGGCTGCGGATTTTCTGGAAGAGCTGCCCGAGATGCGGCGGCTCCAGCATGTCGAGCCGACCGCTGCGATCCTTCGCGGGATAGCCCCAGGGATTCAGCGTCTGGCAGACCAGGCCGCGGAAGGACGCGACCGCAGGCTGGCCGGGTGCGACGTCCGGCTTGATCTCGGCCAGCGTCATGACCTGATCGACGATGCCGGGCAGCTCGAGGCCGGTCTTGCTGCCGTCGATCTGCGGCACGAAGACGCGGCGATTAAAGTCGTCGAGCTTCTCGTCGAGGATTCCGACGAAGATCACGTTGCGCCCGCGCGCATGCTGCAGGTGCGTGAGCCAGGCGATCATCTCGCGGCCATGCAGCCCATAGGCGCCGCGGATGTCGGGCTTGCCGGTCTTCTCCGAATGCGCCTCCGGCTGGCCGCGGCACCACTGGAAGCAGAGCCGGCCTGCGACCGTGATGCTGTCCACGAAGATGGTGGCGAAGCCGTCCAGGCGCGCCGGATCGCCATAGGCCTGCAGGACGCGCGCATACTGCGCGGCGGAATAGGGCTGGTCGTCGCGCAGCGCGGGGTTGGGGCCGGCCAGGAACAGCGCGAGGTCTCGGCATTCCTCCCAGGTGCGCGGGCGGATCGACGCGCCACGCCAGTGCTGCACGGCGAGATCGCCCGCCTCCAGGTCGATGAAGAGCGTGCTGCCCTCATCGAGCGTCAGAAGGAGGTAGGTCTTGCCGATGCCGCTCTTGCCGAAGATCACGGCCTTGATGCCGCGCGCCTCAGCCTGCCGCTCATCGGCGGTGATGATGCGCAGCGCCATCAGCGGCCTCCCCGCAGCGGGATGACGCCGGCGCCATGCGGGCTGTCGCGCAGCGCCGTCTCGGACATGATGGCGAGGCGATAGGTGGCGCGGCCGGTGCGGACCGTGCGGGCCGGCTCGAAGGCCTGGCGGATGCGATCGGGCCACGCGGTGTAGGCCCGCTCCGAGACCTTGAAGCTGACCTCGACATACTGGCTGGGATCCTCACCGCCGGCGCGGATTTGCTCCGACAGCGCGGCGAGCCGCGCTTGGTCCCAATCCACCTTCTTCGGCAGGTCGACCGCGATCTCCACGACGCCATCCTGGAAGCGGACCGTGCCGGTGTCCTTGCCGGCAGCGGCACGGGCGCCGATGGCGCGCTGCTCGTAGCGGAGCGCGATCGCGGCCTCGATCCAGTCCTGCATGCGCTTGGCGGCGTCCAGCGCCTCGCGCGCATCGGTCTGCAGCAGCGCCAGATGCTCGGCGGGGAGCGCGATGACGTCGCTCACCGGCATGTGGCGCAGCGCGTCGAGGGTGGGGCGGTTGGTGCGGAGCGCGTCCATCACGCGGCCTCCGCGAGCAGCATCGGCAGGATGGCGGAGGAGGCGCGGCGCGGGCGACGGCGGGCGACGAGGATGTAGGCGTAGTCCTCGTAGCCGTGGCGGCGCTGCACGATATCGGCGAGGCCGAGCTCGGCCAGCTTCCACGCACGGGCCGCCAGGCGGTGGAGCGCGGTGCGCTCCGGCTCGGGCAGGCACTGCAACTGCGGGCAGACCTGCCGGGCGAGCGCGCCGCGGTGGTAGGTGATGCTGTCGCCGGGAGCCGCGGCGCCCAGCCAGGTGCAGAGGGAAGCCTCGGTGAGAGGCGCCACCACTGCGCGGATGTCGGTGATGCTGGTGTCCATGACAGCCATTACTCATCCACCTCCAAATCCGTATCAGGCGGCGGAGGGGATGCCGGCGGCGAGCAGCCGCAGGCGGATTTCCCGGATGCGGCGATAGATGCGCATGCGCGGCATCGTCTTCTGCTCGCCGAACTCGTGCGGTGTGTGCTCGCTGAGCGCTGCGCAGAGCGGGTAGTCCTCGGGGGCGATTGCGCCGGCCGCGCGCTCCAGGTCGAGGCGGCGTTCCAGCGCGCCGATGGCGTCGGTGGACTGGCCGCACCACGCGCCGTATCCATCCGCCTCCGCGATGGTGTCGCCCAGCGTCAGGCCTTCGGTGTTGGGAACGGCATCGTCGAGGGAGCGCGGATGGCGGGCCGCGCGCTGGCGACGGGCTTTGCCGGCGATCAGTGCGGCAGCATTCCGGATGCAGACCCGAGCGAAGGCGCCGAACTCGCCCTTCGCGGGGTCGTAGGCAGGAAGACGGGTCAGAAGATCGACAAGAAGATCCTGGCGGAAGTCTTCGCGATCCTCAGGCGGCAGGCCGAGGCTGCGGCACAGGGCCGAGGCTGCAACGCCGGCGAGATGGTGGGCCGGAGCGAGGTCGGGGAGATTGGGGCGGGAAGCCATCGGTGGTCCTTTCCATCGAGTTGATGGGCGGACCGTGCCGTTCGCGGGGGGGATTCAACCTGTGTGGAAGCTATCCGAACCTATGCGGAAGCTATTCTGCTCGTGCGTCCGAGCGTCGAAACCAGATGCGGTCAGCCGGCAGCCGAAGCTCGTACCCTACACCGCGAACGGTCCGGATGAGCGCGTCCGAGGCTTTCTCTTCCGGTGACGCTGCTGCCGCAATGGCCTTCTTGATGGCCGAGATGACCAGTGTCACCTGCTCGTCTCTCGGCTCCTCGCCATGGGTCGAGTATCTGGCGAGAACATCCAGGATCGCACCCCTCGAAACGATGGGATCGCGGTCGGCAGCCGCACCGGCGAGTTCTCGCAGGGCGTGGAATTCACGGGGGGTCAGCGAAAGCTCGCTGCCCCGAAAGGCCGCAACCGAGCGAATCTCGTCGATCTGCAGAGCATCCTCGCGCGGAGCCGCATCCTGTCCGCTGACAAGATCGTCGAGCAGCATTCGGAAAGGCGCGGGCAGGGCGCCAGCTATGCGCTCGGCGACGGGGCTGATGGTGACGCCGAGTGGCTGAATCAAACGAAGCGTCTCGGGACTGAGGAAGCGCAATGTCGGTGTCATGATGATCACGCGACCCGCACCATGGCGTGCCTTGATGGCCGACAAGGTGTCCAGCGCATTCCGGTCGGACAGGAGTCGTACCAGGTAGACGCCGCACGGGTACGGTTTGGCCGGGACGGCACCGATGCGCACAACCCGTGCGTCCAGCAGTTCCAAAGGCGGACCCGTGATCCCGCTGTCCCGGCGGATTGCGACCGCCGTCGCGCGAAAGTCGATGTCGAGCGAACGCGCATGCAGATCATCTTGGACGACGGTGAGGTAGGGCTCGCCATCGACAAACTCGACATCCGCTGCGTCCGCCTCGTCCAGCGGTGGACGCCAGGCCAGGATGCCCACTTGGCGGAGGTGATCTCGAAGCGGCTCCCACCCTACGCACGCTGCGGCGGGCAGCGCGCGGATGGGATGCAGATCAATCTGCTGCAGCAGCGAGGCGAGCAGGGTCGTCATCCATCAGAAATCCGTTGAGCCGAAGGTGCTCGAAAATCCGGGCCTCGAGCAGATGGTCGCGAAAGGAGACTGTGTTGGGCACCTTGATCGCGACCGTGACGTCACGTCGCTCCCCGTCGATTTCGAAGCGCATCCGCATCTTCAGCCCCGATACCCGCAAGGTCGAGAGATCAATGTCTGGACACACGCGCTCGACCCGGGACACGGAATTCAGGGTGTCGGTCATGCGGAGGCTCCACGGGGAACCTCCGCGGCCGCCTTTGCCTGCTTGCCCCTCATCGATCTCGATCTCGACGACCTTGACGCTTTTCAGATCGTCGTCCCAGTCGTTCTCGAACTTCCAGGTGGTGCCCTTCTTTTCGATGGGCGCCAGATGGTAAAGTTGATCGCTCTTCGGACCAGAGAAAAAGTCGGGATCGTCGAGGAGATGTTCGGCGAATAGGTGCACCAGCTTCAGGCGCTCGACCTTGGCGCGCGCCGCCACCTTAATCAGCCCTGTCTCTGGCTCGAAGCAAATGGCGTCTGCTGTGATCTCGCGCACAGGACGCGTCGTTTGCCGGCCGCCCTCCTCCACGGGAAGGATCACGGCGTTCATGCCGTGCTCAACCAGCAGATTGATGTGCGTGGACTCCGGGTACCAGTAGACGTCGCAGATTCGCCCCTGGTAGCGCCGCGCAAAGTATTCCCGGCAGGCGGCTTTGAAGGCTTCCCGTGCCGCCTCGTCCTCGTGCCGCGGCACCACTCCTTTCCTGGCTCCGATCAGCCTGAGGGGGGATGATGCGAAAAACGCGTGCCGATGGACCGCTCGCTGAAAGATATCGCGGTGATGCAGGTAGGCGATCAGCGCGAGATGGCGCGCGGTCAGGCGTTTCCGATCGTCGGCGGGTGCCGGTTCGGCCTCCTCGGCCAGCCGCACGCCGCGTTCGTCGGCAATCTCTTGAAGCGCCCGCGCTCCATTCGGCGTCGAAAGAGTCAGTATTGAGTGAAGCGCATCCAACAATACATCGGGGAACTCGTCACCGCGCTCCCGGAAGAGGTGGAAGAGGGCATCCCGCTGGCCAGATTCGTCTTCAGGAAGCTCAAGCCACTTAAAGGCCATGTCTGGCTCATGCGGCGCAAGGAGTTCTTGAAGGAGGCCAAGGTCGACCGTCTGCATGAACAGGCGGTTCACGAAGTTTCGGACGTTTTTGGCCAAGCGAGGCTCCGATTGATGATTCGTAATCTTTCTATCGGAGGTTGTGAGCGCGGCGCAACGGTCACGTGATACGGATTCTGGCCTTGCCGAGTAATGGCCTGGGATGAGCCTTTCCCCATCCGGCCCGATGAACCAGCAGCTTCCGCCGCACCTTCGGGAGGTCTGCTCGATCCTGGCTGCCGGTCTGGTGCGGCTGCGCAGCCGCGCTGCCGAGGATGATGGGCGGGATGAGGAGATAGTTCGGGGGGCGGGAGACGTTCGCCTACACTCCACCGCCAGGCAGCGCCTGCATGCGAACCCCAACAGGAAGGGACTCGCATGACCAGACGATCCACCGCCGCGCCCGCGCCGGCGCCCACCATCCCGAAGATCCCACCGACGCAGGTGCTGGGCCGGCTCGCCGCGCTGCAGGCGGCGCCGACCGCCACGCTGAAGCAGCAGTGGCGCGAACTGTTCGGGAAGGAGCCACCGCCCTGGAACCGGGCCTACATCCAGAGCCGACTGGCCTATCGCATCCAGGAATTGGCCTATGGTGGGCTGAAGCCCGAGACCGTCGACCGGCTGGTGGCGCTGGGCGAGCAACTGGATGGCGGCAACGTCGTCCTGCGCCGAATCCGCGCCGACAGCCGCCCGCTGGCCGGCACACGCCTCATCCGGGAATGGCAGGGCGTGCAGCACGTGGTCACCGTGCGCATCAACGACTTCGAATTCGAGGGGCGGCCGTATCAGTCGCTGTCGGCCATCGCGCGGCACATCACCGGGACGCGGTGGAATGGCTGGACGTTCTTCGGGCTGCGCGCGCGAGGTGACGCATGAGCCGCCGCGCCCGCGTCGATCCGGCGATGCCGGCGACCACGAAGAAGCTCCGCTGCGCGGTCTACACCCGGAAGTCCACCGACGAGGGGCTGGAGAAGGAATTCAACACGCTCGACGCGCAGCGCGACGCCTGCGAAGCGTACATCACCAGCCAGCGCGCCGAGGGGTGGATGCTGGTCCGCGACCGCTACGACGATGGCGGCTTCTCCGGCGGCACGCTGGAGCGACCGGCGCTGCAACGCCTGCTGCGCGACATCCAAGCCGACCTGGTCGACGTCATCGTCGTCTACAAAATTGATCGCCTCAGCCGCTCGCTGATGGATTTTGCCAAGCTGGTGGAGGTGATGGACGCGCATGGCGTCACCTTCGTGTCCGTGACCCAGAGCTTCAACACGACCACCAGCATGGGTCGGCTGACGCTGAACATCCTGCTCAGCTTCGCGCAGTTCGAGCGGGAGGTCATCGGGGAGCGAATCCGCGACAAATTCGCAGCGTCCCGCGCGCGCGGCATGTGGATGGGGGGCAAGGTGCCGCTCGGCTACGACGTGGTGGCGCGCAAGCTGATCGTGAACGAAGACGAAGCCCCGCGGGTGCGCCGCGTGTTCGAGATCTTCGCCGAGACCGGGTCCGGCATCGAGACCGTCGCCCGCCTCCGGGCGGAGGGCGCCACCAGCAAGGCGGGTCGGCCGCTGGACAAGGGTGACGTCTACAAGCTGCTGAACAACCGCACCTATGTTGGTGAGGCAGCGCACAAAGGGCAGGTCTATCCTGGCGAGCACCAGGGGATCGTACCGCGGGAGCTCTGGGATCGGGCGCATGCCGTGCTGCAGGTCAGCCCACGGGCCCGCGCCAACCAGAACCGGGCCCAGACGCCAGCGCTGCTGAAGGGGCTGATCTTTGGGGTGGATGGCCGGGCGCTGTCGCCGACCCACGCCAGGAAGAACGGCCGGCTCTACCGCTACTACGTGGCCCAGCGCGTGCTGAAGGGCGATGCAGCCGGTGACGACAGCATCGTGCGGCGGGTGTCGGCGGCGGAGATCGAGGCGGCGGTAGTGGACCAGGTGCGGGCGCTGCTGCGCCAACCGGAGATCGTGGTTGGCACCTGGCGCGCGGCGCGCAGGGAGGCACCGGACCTGACCGAGGGCGAGACCCACGATGCGCTGCATCGGCTCGACCCTCTGTGGGAGCATCTTTTCCCCGCGGAGCAGTCGCGGATCGTGCGGTCACTGGTGGAGCGGGTCGTGGTTGGCCCGGCCGGCGCGGACATTCGGCTGCGCCTGGATGGTCTCGGCGGCTTGGTCCGCGACCTCGGCGCCATCGCGCCCGATACGCTGAGGTCGGCAGCATGACCACGGCGACCAGCATCACGGTCCGGGTGCCGCTGGCAATCCGCCACCGGCCAGGGCGGAAGACCGTCGTGACGCCGATGGCCGATGGCGTGGCGCCGGTCACCACGCGCGCCGACCCGGCGCTGGTAAAGGCGCTGGCTCGGGCGTTCCGGTACCAGCGGATGCTGGACGAGGGCCGATATGCCTCGATCACCGAATTGGCGGCAGTCGAGAAACTCGATCGGGGATATCTCGGCAGTCTGCTGAAGCTGACCCTTCTTGCTCCCGACATCGTCGAGCGCGTTCTTGATGGCCGGCACCCCGAACGAATCGGCCTGCCAGTGCTGCTGGACACGCTCCTAGCCGCATGGGATGCCCAGCGCGCAGCCATAAATGCGGCCGAATAGCTGCTGCTGACCCCGCGTCGCCATCGGCGACAGATGACAGCGGGTTTATCCTTCGGCACAATGATCAATACTTGGACGTTTGCGGCCGCCGCCGTAATGCCCGCAGAGTCGACAGCCCATGCCGCGTATCTCGAACCCGCCAGGCATCCCGTGCCCTGGCCCTGGAACGGGCGCGCGGCCTAAAGCAGTCATTTGTTTCGAATTCTGGCCGAGGGAGGCGAGTTGAACACCGAAGCTGACACCTGCCGCCTCTTCGTCGTACCTCGGCTTCAGGCTGCCGGCTGGGATGCCGCACCGCACGCGATCCAGGAGCAACGGACCTTCACCGATGGGCGCGTCGTGTTCGTCGCCGGACAACCGCGTCGCGGGCGCCGCAAGCGTGCCGACTACCTGCTGCGCTACCGGCCCGACCTGGCGCTGGCCGTCGTCGAAGCGAAGCCCACCTATTTGAGCGCCGCCGATGGCCTGCAGCAGGCCAAGGCCTACGCCGAGATCCTCGGTCTCAAATTCGCCTATGCGACCAATGGCAACGAGATCATCGAGTTCGATTTCTTTGCCGGTATCGAGCGCGTCGTCGCCGACTTTCCTACGCCGGCCGAACTCTGGGCGCGACAGCGTGCCGGCCTCGGCCTCGCCGACGATTCGCTGGCGCAGATGGCGCTGACCCCAGGCTACCCCGATCCGGCCAAGCCGCTCCGGTACTACCAGGAGATCGCGGTCAACCGCGCCGTACAGGCTGTTCTGACCGGACGGCAGCGCAGCCTCCTCACCCTGTGCACCGGGGCCGGCAAGACGCCGATCGCGTTCCAGATCGCTTGGCGCCTTTGGTCATCCGGCTGGAACCGGCGTGGCGACCATCTAAAGCCCAAGATCCTCTTCCTGGCCGACCGCAATGTGCTGGTGGACGACCCGATGGCGCGTGACTTCGCGCCCTTTGGCAAGGGCCGCTTCAAGATCGAGGGTGGGCGAGTCAGCCTCGGTCGGGACATCTACTTCGCGATCTACCAGGCGATTGCCCAGGACGAGCGGCGCCCGGGCCTCTACCGCGAGTTCCCGCCCGACTTCTTCGATCTGATCATCGTCGACGAATGCCACCGTGGCAGCGCCCGCGACGACAGCAGCTGGCGCGAGATCCTCGATTACTTCAGGCCGTCGTTCCAGATTGGCATGACCGCCACGCCGCTGCGTGAGGATAACCGCGACACCTACGCCTATTTCGGCGATCCGCTCTACACCTACTCGCTTGCGCAAGGCATCGCAGACGGCTTCCTCGCGCCATACCGGGTTCACCGTGTGGTGACGGATACTGATGCTGCCGGCTGGCGTCCGACGAAGGGGGAGCTCGACCGTTTCGGTCGCGAGATCCCGGACGAGGAGTACCACACGAAGGATTTTGAGCGCGTCGTCGCCCTGCGTGCCCGCACTGAGGCGATCGCCCGCCATCTGACCGGCTTCCTGAAGGCCACCGACCGCTTCGCGAAGACGATCGTCTTTTGCGTGGACCAGGAGCACGCCAGCGAGATGCGCCGTGCCCTTTCCAACCTCAATGCCGATCTCGTCGCGCGATACCCGAACTACGTCTGCCGCGTGACATCCGACGAAGGCATGATCGGCCGGGGCCACTTGTCGCACTTCCAAGACCTCGAGAAGCGAACGCCAGTCATCCTCACCACCTCCCAGATGCTGACGACCGGTGTGGACGCGCCGACATGCCGCAACGTGGTGCTCGCCCGCGTGGTGGGGTCCATGAGCGAGTTCAAGCAGATCATCGGCCGCGGCACGCGTCTGAGGGAGGACTACGGCAAGCTGTTCTTCAACATCCTCGACTACACGGGCACCGCGACGGCGAAATTCGCTGATCCAGACTTCGACGGCGATCCCGTAGCCGCGACCACCACCACCATCGACCCGAATGGCATCGAGACGGGCGTGGTGATCGACCCCGTTACCCCACCAGGTGGCGAGGAGCCGGGTGGAGACGAGCCGGCCGGCCCCGCCACGCCGCTGGCGCCCGGCGGCGGTCAGACCGGGGAGCCGCGCAAATTCTACGTGGACGGCGGCACTGTCGAGGTGGTGCAGCACCACGTCTACGAGCTCGACGCCGACGGCAAGCGCCTGACAGCCCGCCGCATCACCGACTACACGGGCGAGAAGGTCCGCACGCTCTACCCCACCCCCTCGGCCTTTCGCGCAGCCTGGACAATCGCCGACAAGCGCGCGGCCGTCATTGAGGAACTGGCGGAGCGGGGCATCGATCTGGCGACTCTGGCCACGGAGATGGCGCGGCCCGACGACGACCCCTTCGACCTCCTGTGCCATCTCGCCTGGGACGCGCCACTGCGCACACGGCGGCAGCGGGCCGAGCGCCTGCGCACTGAGCGGCAGGACCTGTTCGATCGGCATGGCCCTGATGCGCGGGCGGTGCTGGAAGCGCTGCTGGAGAAATACGCCACCCATGGTGCCGACGAGCTGCGGCTGCCAGATGCGCTGCGGATCGAGCCGGTCGCCTCCATGGGGAACCCGAGCGAGATCGTCCGCCGCTTCGGCGGCGCCGATCAGCTGCGCGCTGCGATGGCCGAATTACAGGAACAGCTCTATGCCGCGTGAGACTGGCACGGCGCCGCGCATCGGCAGTGATTCCCTGGCGCAACGTGAAGCCGAGAAGGTCGCCCTCAGCATTGTCGCGGCAGAACTCGGCCTGGCGCATGTCGAGACCCAGAAGCGCTTCTCGATCGGCTCGGCAGCGGCCATCGTGGATGCCTTCGCCGAATCGACGGATGAGGTGGTGCTGCTGGAAGTGAACGCGCGTGTGGGCTCGGCCATGAAGACGGCAACCAAGAACAAGGTCCTGAAGGACACGTTGAAGATGCTGCTGATTGAACAGGCCCATGCAGCCGCGTGGCAGGGCAAGCGGGTGCGAAAGATGCTGGTGTTCCTGGACCCGATTGCGCGGGCAAGCTTCGGCCCGAAGGCATGGGCGAACCAGGCGTGGGACGCGTTCGGTGTCGAAACGCATGTCTGCCCCATCCCGGACGCCCATCGGGCGGCGCTGATCGCGGCCCAAGCCGCACAGGACCTCCGCGCCGATGGCTAAGCGCGCCGCGGCCGCGCCGCAGACCACCGCACAGCGCCTCGACAGCATCGTCAAATCAGCCCGCCAGATCATGCGGAAGGATAAGGGGCTGAACGGCGACCTGGATCGCTTGCCCCTGCTGACCTGGGTGTTGTTCCTGAAGTTCCTCGACGACATGGAGCGCATCCATGAGGACGAGGCGGTTCTGGCCGGCAAGCCCTTCCATGCGGCGATCGACCCGCCTTATCGCTGGCGCGATTGGGCGGCGCGCCGGGACGGTATCACCGGGCCGGACTTGATCCGCTTCCTCGCGGCAGAGGAGACGATCCGGCCCGATGGCTCGAAGGGGCCGGGCCTCTTCGCCTATCTACGCTCGCTGCGCGGCCGGGACGGCGTGCGAGACCGGCGCGACGTCATCGCCACCGTCTTCGCCGAAATGACCAACCGCATGGAAAGCGGCTACCTCCTGCGCGACGTGGTCAATCTGGTGGACGCCATCCACTTCGACGCGTCGGAGGAAATCCATACGCTTTCGCGCCTCTATGAGGGGTTGCTGCGGGAGATGCGGGACGCCGCCGGCGACAGCGGCGAGTTCTACACGCCCCGCGCCGTGGTGCGCTTCATGGTAGCAGTCATGGATCCGCGGCTGGGCGAGGTGGTGCTCGACCCCGCCTGCGGCACGGGCGGCTTCCTGGCCGAGGCCTTCGAGCATCTCTCCGCCCAGGTGCGCACCACCGAGGACCGGGAGGTGCTGCAGGACCGCAGCCTGGTCGGCGGCGAGGCGAAGCGGCTGCCCTTCCTGCTGGCGCAGATGAACCTGCTGCTGCATGGGCTGGAGGCGCCGGACATCACGCTCGGCAACACGCTCTCCCGCCAGCGCCTGACGCAGATCGGCGAGCGGGACCGGGTGAATGTCATCCTCACCAACCCGCCCTTCGGCGGGGAGGAGGAGGCCGGCATCCAGGCCAATTTCCCCGATGACCGCCGGACCAATGAGACGGCGATGCTGTTCCTGCAGCTCATCATGCGGCGGCTGAAGCGGCATGGGCAGGGACGCGCTGCGGTCATCGTGCCCAATGGCACGCTGTTCGAAGGCGGCGTGGCCGCGCGGGTGAAGGCTGATCTGCTGCGCGAGTTCAACCTGCACACCGTGCTGCGGCTGCCGGAGGGAGTCTTCGCGCCCTACACCGATATCCCCACCAATGTGATCTTCTTCGATACCAGCGGGCCGACGCAGACGATCAGCTATTGGCAGCAGCCCGCGCCGGAAGGGCGTCGGAAATACAGCAAGACCGCGCCCTTACAGTTCGAGGATCTGGCCGATTGCCTCGCCTGGTGGGGCGCGCGTGGCCAGGACCCGCGGGCCTGGACGGTGCCGGCCGAGGGCTTGATCCGTGCCGATGCGGAAGGACGCGTTCTGGCGGTGAACCTTGACCTGAAGAACCCGAACGCGACGGAAGCGGAGGACCATCGAACGCCGGCCGAGATCGTCTCGGGGATGGTGGCTCGGGAGGCCCAGGTGCTCGACCTTCTGCGGGAGATTGAGGCGCTGGTGGCGGAGCGCGCGTGACGGACATGCGCTGGCCGATGGTTCCGCTCGGAGATGTTGCGCCGCTCGTGCGGCGGCCATTGGTGGTCGAACCGGAAGGCAAATACCGCGAGATTGGGATTCGATCACACGGCAAAGGGGTGTTCCATAAGCCGCCAGTGTCGGGCCTTGAGTTGGGCGACAAGCGGGTTTTCCGGATTTGCCCGGGCGACCTCCTGTTCAACATCGTTTTCGCATGGGAAGGCGCTGTTGCACTGGCAGGCGCCGGTGACGAAGGAATGATTGGCTCACACCGCTTTCTTACCTGCGTTGTGGATCGCGAAAGGGCCGATGCGAGCTTTCTGCGCCACTTCTTCACCACGCCGACAGGGCTCGCGCATCTGCTGGCGTCGTCGCCCGGAGGCGCCGGGAGGAACAGGACTCTTGGTCTGGCAGGTCTGAGTCGAATTCCTGTGCCGCTTCCGCCCCTGGACGAGCAGCGCAGCATCGTCGCGCGCCTGGATGCGGTGTCAGCGCGGCTGAAGGCGCGCGCGGAGGCGGCGGAGCGGCAGGAGGCGGAACTCGCCGCGATGCTCCAGCAAGCCTTCGCCCGCATCACCGCCGGCAGCCCACGCGCCCATATGGCCGATGTCGCACCGCTGATGCGGCGCGAGGTGACCATCGAGCCCGAGACGCTCTACACGGAGATCGGCATTCGCAGCTTCTTTCGCGGCATGTTCCCGCGGCGAACGATGGCCGGTGCCGAGTTCACCTGGCAGAGCCTGTACCGCATCGAGGCAGGGGACGTCGTTTTCAGCAACCTCATGGCCTGGGAACGAGGCATCGCGCTCGCTGGAGAAGCGGATGCGGGCTGCGTCGGGAACCACCGGATGCTGACATGTGCCGCGGACCCCGCCCGCCTGCTGCCTGGCTTCCTGTTCTTCTATTTCACCACGCGCGAGGGCTTCTCGCAGATCGAGGCCGCATCGCCTGGTTCCATCGCCCGCAACAAGACGCTCTCGCCACAAGGGCTCGCCGCCATAGAGGTGCCGCTGCCCTCGCTGGACGCGCAGCAGTGGTTCGAGGCACTTCGCCTGAAAGCCGATGCGATCCAGTCGCTGAACGCCGCCGCGGCCGAGGACGCCGCCGCGCTGATGCCCGCCATGCTGCACCAGATTTTTGTCAATAAGACGGAGAGCTAATCCAGCAGGCCTGCTGTCCGCAGCCGCTTTTCGTACTCTTCGCGATCCATCGGGCAATCAACCAGCTGGTTGAAATCTTGCCTACTCAACTTGCACTGCTTGGCCATCTTCGAAAGGAGATCGTCGGAGATATCCCTGTCACGACCGTGGCTCACGCGTGTTCTGATCTCAGTGCGTCGGTTGTCGAACGTTACATATGCGAAGGACACGTGATGTCCGTCTTCGTTCCGCTCAAAGCCCTTCTTGACCAGGGCAGCATCTACCCTGCGTCGATCACGCGGCATGCGGCACCGCTCGAAATGCTGCCAACAGCCGCCGCTTCAATGCCTGTGCTCCACGGGTGAGCTTTTCATCCGGCACAAGCGCGTAGTCGCGCCAAAGCAGCCGCAGCTCGTGCTGAAGAGCTTCATCAAGCTCTGCCCGCGTCTCCGCGATCAGGTCGATACCGATGGTATCGTCCTGCAGCACGAACATCTGCTCCGTCTCATCCAGTTCGGGCGTGAAGGTAAGCGTAGCCACTGGTTCAACTCGCACATTGTCGACTGTGAATGGCGCCAATACGATCGGATCCAGGTCTACCGGGCGGATATCCGTGGTATCCACGACCTTAACGGGTGCCCCCTGTGCATCGAGCTCGACCTCGCCGGTAACCTGAATCAGCTGCCGCGCATTCTCAAGCAGCATCGGTTCGACATCATCCACGTAGAAGCAATTGAAGCTTCTGCTGGTCTTCAT